TGCTGCTGCATCAGGTGGCGTGACATGGATCACGGCGTCGAGACGGCCCGGACGCAGCATGGCGGCGTTGATCGAGTCCAGGTCGTTGGTGGTCAGCACGGTGATGATGTTGGCGTTCTTGGTGTCGATGCCATCCAGGATGTTCAGGATGTCGTCCATGGCAACCGAACGGTCACCGTTGACTTCGCGGTCGATGTCTTCGCAGAAGATGACGCAGGCCGGCGACTGGTATTGCTTGGCGAACTCGATTGCATGCGACAGCTCGTTCGCACGTGGGACGTAGACGTAGGTGATGCCATTGTCCACAGCCAGGCGGCTGGCGACGGTGGCGGCCATGGTCTTACCGGTGCCGAACGTGCCGGACAGCAGGATGCCACGCTTGACAGGGATGCCGTTTGCGATGCAGTCAGCTGCACGCGAGACTGGGGTGAACAGGTTCGTTTCAACCGATGCTTGCACGTCAGCAGCGTAGATCAGGCCATCTGGATTGATCTTGCTGGTGTCGAGGAACTTCGGTTCTGGCATGCGCAGTGGCGTGCCATCGTTGTCGAGGAAACGAATCTTGATCGCCTTGCCCTTGTAGATCGAGCCGGTCTTCAGGTATTCACGCACTTCAGCGAACAGCGAGCGAACGGTGTTCTCGTTCATGCGCAGCACGTTGGCGTCGATGGCGAAGGTGTAGCGACCTTCCTTCATGGCGACACTGGTTTCGATGTGGCCCTTGATGTTCGGCAGCGAGAAGCGGCCCCATGGCACGGAGGCGTAGACGCCCGGTGCGGTTTCGACGTTGACCAGTTGTGGTGGGGTGTCGCCGAAGAAGCCAGGGGTGCTGGTAGCTGGAGCCCAGCCGAACTTGGCGATCAGGACTTCAGCCAGTGCATGCGCGCCGTCGTACGGCAGCACATCGTATTCTTCACGGAAGGCGGTGACTTCCTTCTCGTATTCGGCGCGACGTTCCAGCAGGTCCATGGCCTGTGGCAGCGACATGTTTTCCGGCAGGATGAGTTGCTCGCCGTGGCGAACGATTTCGGTCACTGCGATGATTTGTGCTTGGTCTTTGAGGGATTTGCCCATTTTGATACTCCGATTTTTTCAGGGGGATTAAGTTGCGAAAATACAACAGGAAAGGGTGGTGCTTGTCTGGCCGAACCGATGGTTGTGAGAAGTACCGGTATAGGGGAGTGCGGCTCCTTGATGCCGACAAGCACCGTTAAAAAGATGTAACGGTAGAACAGACCGAAACCGCAGAACCGCCCGAAGGGGCGGCTCATACGGTAGGCCGACGATGATGTATTACTTGGCCGAAGCCGATGCTTTTTCGATGGCGTCGCTGGCAGTTGCAGCAGCTTCCTTGGCTTGGGAAGTCTTGGCTTCCAGGCGCTCTTTGCGTGCTGCCAGTGGGCCTTGCATCAGCTCACCGAGCAGACCTTTGATGCCTTCAGGCGAATCCGATTGTTGCAGCATTTCGGCCATGTTCTCTGGAAGAACTGGCGGATACAGTGCATCAGGGAAGTGGTCGATCTTGACCAGTTCCAGTGGACCCACGTAGGTACGTGGTTCGCCATTGGTGCCTTCGTCGTCGTCGGAGCCTTGCGTACCGGTGAACGGCGAAATCTGGATGTTGCCATGCCAGATGCCTTTCAGCGTTTCGATCTGGACAGCGAAGCATTCGAACGCTGTCGGATGATCTTTCAGCTTGAAATCGTCTGGCAGATCGGCAACCAGCAGTTCTTTACGAACTTCAGGCGGCACCGACCATGCTTCGCCCATGGCGATGTTGACGATCATGTCGTGATCCATTGCGTGGCTTGCACCGAACATCGACATGCTGCGACGATCAGGTGCACCGTCCATGTCCAGCAGGGCATGGTTACCGTCTTGGTCCAGTTGGACGTAGCATGCTGGCAGTTCGATGCCTTTCTTCATGGCATGACCGGCGACGTGGAACAGCTTGGCCAGTTCATGCACGATGTTTTCGGGCAGTGCTGGCGAGATGAAGACGACTGGGACAGGGACTTTGCAACCTTCTTCATCGTTGCCTTTGAAGGTCATGTCAACTTGGTTGACTGGGTCTTGGATGCTCATGATGTTTCCTTTTTGATGTGATGGGTTGACTGTCTGATTTTTAAGGGGATCAGAACAGGGATTTGAGCTTAAGCAATAGATTCGCTACAGCTGGTACTGCCAAGAGACTGCGATCTTTCTTGATCGCATATCGCATGGTCACTACTTGGAACTCCATAGGCAAACGCTGAATAAACTTCATCAGTTCACCTATGTTGTCTTTAGTAGTAGCACGGCCAATTGAACCAGACAGAGCGAACAACACTCCCGGTTCCCCAGGGATATCAATCCCTGTTGGATTGGCTATGATGGATGCCACGGTCGGCAGCGATCCATAATACGCACAGAACGCGAGGAACTCGCGGGTGACACCATGGCCAACATTGCCAGCTGATCCAATAAAGAAATCTGGATCAAGAACATTGTTGTCACAGGCTTTCTGCAACAGATCGTCATTGGCATGCCACGTACGTGGCGAAGCGTAAGCCATATCCAATGAATTGGGATCGAACTGGTACAGATGGTCGTTACGGAACTGAATGTAATCCGTGATGCGATGGTTGATACCGTTATCCAGCGCCCACTGAATCCATTCAGGCACGTCTAACCGCAATTGGAGATGGGTCATACGTGACTTCAATGCCGAGGACATTGGATGCACCACAGCATTGTCAGATTCGAGATTGCCTGCACCGACGATGAAACACATCTTGTGCAGTTTGTGATTGCCGACCATACGATCAAGAATCACCTTGTATGCAGCCGCTTGAACTGGTGGCGTTGCACTGGTCAGTTCATCAAGGAACAACAACCAGCCGTTGTAACCTTCGGGGATGGCATCTGTTTCCAATGGGAACGTGTCCATTGGAGTGTAGCCGGACTTGTTGCGAGCTTTATCGAGATACGGGAAGCCAAGCAGGTCAGTTGGTTCGCATTGGCTCAGGCGAAGGTCAATCACCAGCAATTTACTGGCAGCAGCCAATGCATATATGATGCTGGACTTGCCAATTGCTGGACTGCCATGAAGCATTGGAACTCGGCCCGACTTGAGCACCTTACGGATGACGTTGTACGCCTCGCTTGGTTTGACGGTGAGTTCTGAACTGGGTACTGAATCCATTCAGTTCTCCTGTGATTTGTACAAAAAGAAGGAGAGGCTGTTACGCCTCTCCCAAAGGAACCCCAGTTGATGCCTCGCGGAGGAGCAGACATCAACCGCAGAAGCGCGGGGACCGCGCATCAGGAACAACGATCAGCCGCCCAGTACCTTCAGGCGAGCTTCGATCTGCTCTTTGGTCATGCCCTTCAGTTCTTCTGCATGTTTTTCCAGCAGCAGTTGACGCAAGGTTGCCTTTTCGCTTTCACGAGCAGCCGATTCCACTTTCGCAGCGTTCTCGGCTTGCTTGGTTTCGATGATGGCCTTGACCACTTCCAGTTTCAGCTGGAGTTCTTTCTTCGGCGCGTTGTTCGCCGGTGTGATCAGGCTTTCTTCTTCCTGCTGGCGCAGTTCACGCAGGATCACCTTGCCCACACCATCTAGATCGCTCTGATTGGTGCGAGTGGTTTGCAGTGGCAAGTCCCACAGTTGTTCAACCGAAAGGTTGTTGTGGGCTTGTGCTTCGAAACGCAGCTTTTGACGAGTTGCTGCGAGGAATACGTTCAGTACATCGGACATGATTGTTCCTTCTGGGTTATGCAGGCTTGTTGTCAAGCCATGCTTGTTTGATTGCTTTTTCGATAGCCTTTTGTTGCTCCATCGAAGCGATGAGACGGAATTGATTGTTGATATGATTTTCCAGTTCTTGAGCAACGAAGTCACCATCTGGCATATCAAATTCACTACCATTCCATTCAGTGTTCTCTGCGAATTGGTAGCCTACCTGATAGTAGATGTCACCTTTGTAGTCTTCAGGATACTCGAAGGTCACATTGAATGCAGCCTCCACCATTGCCACAGCAGCAGGAACATACTTGTTCATACTGATGAGGAAGTCGATATCCTGATTGAACGAACTGTTATCAAACAGATCGTCATCACGAGCACATCCTTTTTGACCCGCAGCAAACAAAGCTGCGGCAATCATCATTTCTTTACGGGACATGATTACATCTCCTTCAGCTTCTTGACCAGATTGATCATCTGATCCCGGTTAAGGACTTCACCGAAGGCTTGGGTGACCGTATTGATGAGAAGCGCCTTGCCGTCTTCTTCAGTTGGCAGACGCCCTTCATTGCGAATGAAGCGAGCGAAATCGTCACCGAATTCGTAGTACACGTTCCGGTTGACGTTATTCGGTTTCTTCATGCCGATGCCTTCACCGACTTCGACCATGTCGAAAGCCAGTTGGACATACGGTGTCAGAGCCTCGATCTGTTGAGGCACGGTGATGCCTGTACGCTCGGAGATTTTCCACGAATGTTCGCGTTCACCCACGGCAAAAGCCATGTGGGATGCAGCGATGATCAGGAGTTTGCGGGACATGTTGTCCTTTCTGTTCTATTAGAACTTGACGTTGTAGTTGCGGTGGCCGTTGACTTGAATCGTCACGGTATCACCACGAGTTGAGCTGAAGCCCAGGCCGGAGAGTTGATTCTCGGTTGGTTGAGCCATGGTTTTGTTGCCGAGCACTTCGAACACCTTGCGATGCTGTTCCAGTTCTGGCTTCAGGAATTCGTTGTAGATGCCACGAGTCGGAACTGGGTTCTTGCAGCCTTCCAGCACGAAGATGAAATGCTTGTTGCCGATTGCCTGATCGCCCCAGTGATTCGGGGACAGCATCATGGTATCGACCTTGGTGAACTTCTCGGTCTGAATGCCCCACTTCTCTTGCGAGAATGCACGGCCTTCGATACCGGCACCAACTACCATGTCAGCGATCTGGCCATTGGTGATTTTAAAGCGCAGTGCAGTGGTTCCCGAACCGGATGGTGGCGACGACTTGGCGCTGTAATGCATGGTCTGACCATTGACTGCCAGTTCAATCGTAAAGCCAGGATCGCTGGTCTCACGCTTGTTGTAGTTGATGATGTTGACGGTATAGTTGCCATCGGTCAGGCGCTTGTACGTCACGTTTTCGACAGGTTCACGAGTCGTACCACGACCAGCATTCATGTCCACGTCCAGCTTACCGCCCATTGGCGATTCGTAGCCACGATTACCGAAGTAGATTTCGTGAGTACTGGTGCGTGGACGACCGCCACGAGGTCCCATTGTTGGCAGCGATTCTTCGATGACATGCAGGTCCAGATCATCATGATTGAACCAAGCCAGCGAGATACGCAGAGCACCATCCACAGCACCACCAGCGGCCTTCACACGTTCCTTGATCGAGTCCGTGATGTTGCCATCGTAGGACCATGCGAACGCGTTGTCCCACTTGAAGATGTGGGGTGCCGATGGATCGACTGGAGCAGTCAACGAGACGAAGTTGGCTTGATGCTCGTTCTTCACGAGCAGGCTCATGGTCTTAGCAGTGGGCAACACCGTGTCCATGAAGTCAGCGATGCCAATTTCCACTGCCTTGGTGTTGGTGACTGTCTCGCTTTGCTTCACAGCCACATCCATCAGCAGACCCTTGACACCGCCGTTCTTCATCTTGCTGCGGATATCGTTGTCCACGAACAGGATGTCATTGACGGACACGTCTTCCGCAACAGCGAAGCGACGATGAGTACTTGGTTCGATACCGAGTTCATCGATGGCCTTGGTAGCTGCTTCTACCATGCGTGGCGTGATCAGGGCAGTCGGACGCTTGTAGTTCGTAGGAGCCATGACTGTCTCCCACTGCTTGACTGCTGATTCCACGTCCATGCCTTCGGACAGGCTGATGAGCAGCGTACCGAATGCTGTCTTACGCAGCGTAGCGCCCTTCTCATTGAAGCGGGACCAGATCATGATGTCCTTGGCTTCTTGAGTAGGAAGGCTGTTGTAGTTCGACTGCAACCCAGCAAACATACCGAAACTGAGAGCGAATTCCTGACCACGATACAGTGCGCCTTCAGTCGTTATCAGTTCATGCACAGCTTCGATTGCTTCACGAGTGATTTCTTCCATACCACGACGGAATACCTGCACCTTGGCATTGGCTTCACCGATTTGCGTTGCAGCCTGGTCGCCAGCGAAGTGTTTCTTGGCGATCTTGCCGGTGAAGAAGTGTTCCCAGATGATTGCTGGGCCGCCTGGTGTGGCATTTGGTTCAGCATTCTTCTGGACACCATAGCTCGACATTTCTGCACGGAAGATTGACTTGATTGCACGAGCACGAATCAACTGATCCATTGCTTCAGCAACCATGTCGTAAGTGCGATCACCGCAGCAGACATCCCAGACGGTGTGAATCTTGCCATCAATGATGGCGACCACGTTACCGATGTTACGGATGAAGTTCTTGCACGTGCTGCATTCGTGTTCACGAGCTTGACGGAAGATTTCGTTGGTGCCTGCTGGGAAAGCGTTTTGATACGCTTCGTAAACAGCATCACCTTCGATATCCACCACGAACAGTTCGTGTTTGGACATTGCAATGAATTGCGCGTGTACAGCCGCTGCGAACAGCGAGAATTTGTCAGACATTTTTCTTTTCCTTTGCGCGTTTAGCGCGTAAACGTTGATTTTTGAGATGACTTACCATGGTCAGATGTGCTGGATGGCAACACAGTCTGTTATTGCAGAGATGGTCAATCTGTTTTTTACCGGGGATATAACCAAAGTAATTGGTGTACATGACCAGATGAACAGCAACCGTCTGTCCATTAAGTGACATACGACCGTACCCACCACCTCTTCCTGTACCTGAATCGGGTCCAGTCCAGATATGACAAGGACTTGGCTTGCCATCAAGGATAAAACCCAAATCTCGTACTTCAACTCGCTCTTGGATACGATCAAGTATTTCTTTTCGTCTATCCAACAAGTTAGAGACAACTACGATGGATGACATGGTAATTCCTTATGAAATTAAGAGTTGATGTGCTTGAAGATGTTTGATTACATCTTTAGCATTGGTTCGGGTTTCTCGGAGATGTGACCAATCTACACAGTCACTGCATGGTGGATGTAGATGGCAACTACAGTTGCGATCAGGTGGTACTTCTAACTGCTCCAATAGTTCTTCAATGCAGTTGATTGATTCTTCATACACACTGATAGCCATATCTACCTCAGCAGTTGATAGGTCTTATCAGCAAGACGACAGTAGATAGCGAACTGAGTTGGACTTAACTCACCATCCATGCTGTTGTTCTTTGCGTATATGTGGATACTATCCAATGAAACTGATTCCAATCCTGTGCTTTCAAGTTCACGAGCAATTTCTTCCATGAACATGAGGTAGCGCATTCCTTGTTCCACTGTCAGTACTCGACCGAAGTCAATAGCACTGACATGTGCCAGAGTGTCGAACAGTGGAAGATCAAGGAGCTTTTTCATTCAAATTCTCCTCTTTATGTTTCTCAATGAGGAATTTGATAGCAAGTAGTTCACTAGCTTGAACTGGAATACTGCTATTGGTTTGAATGCCAATAATCATGCTATTAAGCATCATCAGTGCAATATCAAGTTTATTCATGCTTGTTACTCTCTTCAATCTGCTTGAGCAGACTGTTGTGGTATGTCATCAACAGCCCAACCATTTGATTGGGCGTATTGATAGGTAATTGGGAAAGTCCCAGGTCGATGACAGCATTAAGACTGTCAAGCGTAGGGAACAGAGTCATACGAACCGGGCGAAGGCCCGGCTGCACAACTACTTCTTCATTACCGTTGATGACACCATCAACCGACTTTGGTGTCGTTTGCATTGTCTTCCGCCTTTCTTTCCAGCTTCATCATGGCACCAGTCACACTGATATTGTGTTTCTTGGCTTCACGAAGGTGGATAATTTCAGCCAACAGCTTGTTGTAACTGGCTTCATCCATTTCAGCCATAGCCTTGAGTACTTCTTTGTTGGTAGGGCCATGCTGAAGAATGTCCAGTACGCCAATCAACTTAGCATCACTATCAATCCCATAGGATTTGATGATCTTGAGTGCTTTAGCTGCTTGTTGACGTTGTGCATTGACAGGCCCATTCAATCCACGTTCGTCCAGTACGCGACCAATGGTACGTGTCGAGACTTCAAGAGTCTCTGCCATTTTGGTAATGGTCATACGCTTGTGCTGGAAGTTCAGCACGATCATGTCCTTCTGTGCATCGGTCAGTTTGCTTTTGCTCATGGTGTTATACCCTCGTGTGTGTATCGCCAAAAATTCATTTTTGACGAACTTAGTTTATCGGTTTAGTACTTTTGGAGACTGTCTATGACTGTCTCTCCCTGTCCACTGCTGAAGAAAAAATGAGGGATAGCTCATCAGTGAACTACTCACTGAAGGCTATCCCAATCACCAGAGCGCGGGAAACCGCGCCTGAACCACTGCTTACGACAATGCGTAATTGCTTCCACGAATCAGTTCACCGAGGTTGTTCGACAGCTTCTCTGCCTTACCCTTGGTCCCGTGCAACTGGGACAACAGGTCAGACAGTAGTTCGCTATCTGCAATCTCTGCGAAGATGTTGATGTAGTGCTGACGCAGGTAGTTCATGTAGTTCGGTGAGCACCGGAACTCGTCATGAACTGTGATGACATGGAATGGCTTGTGCACCAACATCGAATTGATGATGCTACGCAACTCCATTAAATGTAACGAGTCTAGTTCAGACACGTTATCAATGGTGATATAAGGCAGTATGACTACATCAGCAAGAGTACTACGTTCGTATTGCTCAACATAGTAGGCCAACTTGGTATTAGGAACCAATGGTAGTTTGAATCCACCAGAGGTACGACCATCCAATTCAGTTGTAATAAAGTCCAATACCTTATGTGCCACTTCTGCATCATAGTCACAGCGACGTTGAATGCAACGCAGCACATATGCATCCACACTGTGAATGACATTGGCCACATTGGATAGACCAGACTTGGTGCCTTCGTTCACGTAGAACTCATACGTAAACGATGCACGGTCCAGTTCATCCACTGTGATGCGTGCCTCTTTCTTCTCGATGACTTTGACGCGAGCATCATAGCCATCAGGGAGTTTCCAAGCATGGAACAGAGCATACGGACGCCACGAGTTGAGCAATTCACGCAACAGTTGAGTAGCACCTGGAGCGATGATTTCAGCAGCAGCATAGAATGCCTGCAACTGTGGAGTATCAGCACCAAAGATTTCCTTTGGCTTGGCCTTTGATCCGTACATCATAGTCATGAGTGCATCTTTGGAGTCACCGCGATTAACATCGACGTTACTTCCAAGCAGATCAATCATTTCACCACGCAGATTACCGTAGGCATCTGCACGGACATTGGGATCAACCAGACCGGTATTAGTAGCACCAGCTACACAACCAGTCAGTGCTGACATGACTTGAATACCTGAGCAACAGGCATCCAATGCAACTGTATGGCCAGTTGGCTTACCTGACAATACCTTACGGATTGCCAATACAGCCTTCATGTACAGTGGTTTGGAATCAGCTTTATCAGCAAGCAATTCCAGTTCATTGAGATTGGTTTCAGCCCACTCGATACGTTCTTCGAACAGTTTCTTGTCCAGACCAAATGAATTGGCCAGATCAATCAGCATGTACTGCCAGCCTGTGAACAGTTGCATGGTTATTCCTTTTCAGTGAGATTGAAGAAGTGCATTGCTTGTTCTTTGGTTATATAGATGTATTCGTGATCAGTCTTGATTTCCATTGCTACAGTGATTTCATCAGGATAGATGAACTCTTTAACTGGAACAGTGAACTCATCACCACTGTAGTAGTGGCCTACAGCATTAGCTTCAAACGGCATAAAAGCAACCATATGTATTTCCTTTAGAGTATGAGTAACCATGCCTTGCATATAGCAGGCACATCTTCAATTGATACAGGATAACCACTGCATAGTGACCATTCAACTTGCCATTTATTTGGGCTGTGATTATAAACATAGCCGCATTGATAGACATCCATTGTTACTTTGATGTCTTCATACAGTGCGTGCCAGTGTTCATACTCACCGTACACTTGATTACCATAGAATACAGTGAGCATGATTTACCCTTCAGCTATGAGCAAGAATGCTTTAGCAATAGGTGGCAGTTCCCTACCACCAGTTTCAATATCTTTAGTGATATTGTTCCAGCTGTGATACCACATCCACCAGCTTCCAGTTTCATCTGAGTAACAGAGTGCATATATTGGAATAGGATCAGTACGTCCTTGATCGGGAGTTTCATATTGATCCCAGATTTCACCATCATGAAATACTATGAACATGATTATTGTCCCGGTACACCTTCAATGAATTCTTCATCAGCCAATTCAATCATGGCTTTCTTGAATGAAGCGCCTTGGGTATTGATGTGGTAGCCCTGAGCGTAGATACGACCACGCTTGTCTACCTTATGAGTTAAATAGAACCGGTTACCTTGCTTGACCAACAGGTCGTAGAAGCGATATGACTGTACTTTGAAATTTTTCCATTGGTTTTTCTTCTCGACAGTATCGAGGTCGAACGTTGGTTCTTCCTCTTCCTGACAGAGCAATTCAGTGACCAGTTTGAGTGGTACACGGTTCATGGTATTGAGTACATCGAGGCAGATATCCCCTTCATGGTGATTACCATTGCCCAAGATGAGTGAATCATTATGGGACAGATAACCACTGCTGCGATTGTTCACAAGCTTGCGTGGCTCCGTCACCATAGGTGGCAGATATTGACTCTCACGAATGTGATCAAGCAACCAGACTTCCAATGGAATCTGAGACACTATAACAAGTGAGGACATGCGTGATGCCTTCATGATGTCGAAAGCATCGGTACGGCACAGCACTGCAATGATTTCTGCAATGGTGGTGATAGCTGCTACGCGATCATCCCATTTAAGCCGACCAGCCATCTGAGCTGTCACTGATGTGAACAGTTCTTCTGTCTGAATGTAGGCAATGCCCACAAAGATATCAAGCACCAGATCATGAAGATCGAGATGCTTGACCTGTTCCAATCGTTGATTCTTACTGTCGTAGTAGTCTTGTTCCAGCCACTCCTTCAGATATTGAATACCCAGTTCAATCTTGGCTTGCATGACTGGATTAGTTTGAATGGATTCACGGATATAACCGTCGATGTGATGACGGCTATAGCGTTTCTCGTTGAACTCTTGATTGATCAGGTCAAGATTTGGCATGCATTACTCCCGTAACAGTTGAATTGATAGATAGTGCCGCACCTTGTTCTTCTTACCCGGTGCTATTTCAATGTTCCATGAAGGCTTGGTAAGCCTCATGAGTTTGGCGCGTACTTCACTGGCTATATAGAAATCCCAGCACGCCACAGTGATATACCAATTGGATTGGTAAACAATCATTGTAGAGTCTGGGAAGTTTCGTAATAGCTTAGTAATCAATCGATATTGTTCGATTGAGTACGGGTCAGTCAATCTGAACAGTGGTCGCATGATTACTCCGGTTGAGTTTGTTTTTCGTACCAGCGAATACGCTGAGTTGCTTCTTGCTTGTTTGTGCCACAGATATCCATATCAGCTTGGAAAGCCGAGCAGATATCTGGGCGTGCTGACTTACCAAACAACTCGCAGAGATTGCTTATGGTATTCAACCATGTACAGCGTGTACCAGCTGGTTTGCCATCAGGATGGCCAGCATACTTAGTTGAGATAGATATCTCGGTGCAGCATGCACCACATTGATGGCATTCCATTGTTATTCCTTACAGATCAAGGTTATGACGAACAGCCATTGGGTCTTTGAGACCAAAGAAGTCCATGGCTTGTTGTTTAGTGATGTACACCACAGTGTTTACCAAGGCATTATCAATGGTGATACACATCATTGAATTGCCATTAACTGGCTTGGATGGAGTAACTGGAAGGGTATAACCGATCAGACCATCATTAGCTGCGTGAACTTCGAATTCTTTATTGATTGTGCACATGTGAGTCTCCTTAAAAGAAAGAGCCACCAACTCCTGAATAGGAGTCAGTGGCCATTACTACGTGATTAGACGCCGAGGTCGAACAGGTTGCCTTCGCCGGTGGTGACCGGCTGGAAGTCCATGACCAGTTTCGACAGGACAGCAGCGATAACCGCTTCGCTGTTTTCTTTGTTCGACAGTGCATCGAACAGGGCTTTCTCGCGTTCGTTGCTGGCCTTGAGCGGCACAGCACCGAGTTTCACGCGACGACCATCACGGGATGGCAGGTACAGGTTGACGAAGCCGATTGCAGGCTCGAAATTGCCACGGGTGTTGTTAGCAGCGGTGGTAGCAGGTGCAGCGTTGTCTTGTTTGAACATGGTAATTCTCCAGAGATAAGTGATTGAATGAGTGAACGGTGCAGTTACGGGAAGCACCAACACGCTCGCGGAGCGAGCATGCCAGCATAGAGACAACAGGATTAGTACCAGAATGGAAGGGAAGCGACAGTACCTGCAATGAATGCCAAGATAACTTGTACAGGTACACGATTGAGTTGTTTGAGGATACGCTCAAGCATCAGTGAATGAGGCTTTCATTGACTTCGATTGCAGTGATATACGTACCTTTCTTGAAGTGAGACACATCAAGGTCTTTGAGTTGACATGCGCAGCACTCATAAGTATTTTGAGGCTTGCCTTTTTTATCGAATACAGTCAACACCATTAGTGCATGGTGCTCACCATCTTGGTGATTGGTTTCATTGGACATGATTAGTACTCCTTAAGGCGCAGTGTTGAGATGAACAGAGATGAACCACGTTTTAGTGACACGACCGAAGATCAGGTTAACCATTGGCCAACCAGAAGCTTTGAGCTGACTGGCGAGTATCTTGGCTTCGACTTGATCAGTCAGGCCAATGTCACAGGTCATTGCAGATGCGGGCACACAGAATTTGACAGATGAGTATCCTTTAGCGATCTGTTCGATAGCCATGTACTCTTCTGCACGATTGATAGGAGTTGGATTAGTAGTGGACATAGTTGTCTCCTTATTTGATGAATGGAAGTTGTTCAGAAACAGCCCAATACATTGCTTCAATTTTGGCTTCTTCATAGGTTTTGTAACGACCAATGCCACTGTCCCAAGGTTCAGCAAAGGTGTCATTGCCGTCTTCGTTGTTGAGCCACATCTCGACTGCGAAGTAGCCTGATATGCCTTGAGTGACACTGATCCAGTGGTCACCCGGTTTGATGATGTCATTGAGGGAAGTATTCATAGTTGTCTCCTAGATAAGTAGATATAGAATGGGCAACAACCGAGTTAGGTACTCGGCTGTATATCGGAATGAAGAAGTGAGTGCTTACTTTACAGAGATGGGAACTTATCGCCAATATGTACTGCCTTAGCCTTCCAGTCTCCATCATTCTCTGTAACCCTATGGATTGCGAGATTGGAATTAGTGGAGACTGAGTTGAGTACATTGAAGGTGGCATCATCTGCGAGGATAGCCAGTCCAATGAGGAACCATGCATAGGCTGTCAACAGCAACATGGGAATGAAGAGGACAAGTCCGTAATCACTAGCCCATACGAGCTTGGCTGGAGTGATGACACGCACATCCATAACATACAGGTAAGCCAATGCAGCTAACTGCATGAAGATGGCTGTGATGATGTAGTGAGTGTGTTCGTATTTAGTGTTCATGATGAGTCCAATAGAGTTAGGGAAGAATCCAACACACTCACGGAGTGATGAATGGAGTCTGCCTAACTAGGACTGTACTGTCTCAGTGTGTGGTGTAGGTGTGTGATGTTTGTGTGTGAAGTAAAAGCTAAACTCCACCCGAAGGTGGAGTCCAGATGCTTACTCTTGTTGAGCAGGCGTATTGCTTGGCAGTGCCAGTTGACCAGTGGCCTTGGCGATTTCTTCCTGTTGAATCTTGAGATTGTGAGCGAAGATAGCCATTTTCTGCTTGCGTTCAGCCGATGCTTGATCAGCGAAGGTAGCAGCAGTGTCATCCAGATAACCAGCAAGGTGATCACCAGCAGATGCCAGTTTCTCGGTAGCAGTAGCGAGCTTAGTACCTGCACGGAACACAGCTTGTACCATGAGGGAAGCACCAGTGAACAGACCAGCTTGAGCGACCATGATGTATTACTCCTATATGTATGTGAAGAAGGGAATGTGGATAGTCTCGTTCCACCTTACTTAGACCTTGATATGCGTACATCCATCACACACGCGGAGCGTACAACATGAGCATAGGTCCACAGTCATAAACTCAAAGTGAACAGGAAGTGAATTCGGAATCGGGTAGGGGGGGTGAGTTTTGTTTTCGGTCCCCTGTGTATCAGTACTGCATCAGTACCCAGAATAGAAAATTTCCCCTAACTTTTTTGGTGAAAAAATTGCAACAAAATTTGCTGTAGCCCCGTGAGAATTTCCCATAGTCAATTGAGTTCTGCTACACTCCAAGCCGTTAAGCCAACTCAACTGAACTCTACCTATGCTCACAGCCGACGAATTTCGTGCAGCACTACCTGACAAGATGAAGAAGTCTGTTAGTCAGGACTTGATCGACAAGATCAACACTACGCTATCCAATCCAGAAGAGTTCGAGAACTACCGTAACAACCTGATCGGGTACACCCGTGTCATGCAGGATGGTAAGTTCAAGATCGAACAATACCTTGATGCAGTCCGCTATGTCAGCTTCAAGCTGCTTGGTGCGACCAACATCGAGGCTTACATGAAGACCTTCCCTGATAAGTATCAGAAGTTCATTGATACCGGTGTCCAGGCTAAGGACATCGCTTCGTACGTCACTGCGTACAACAAGGGCAAGCTGGTCAACCTGATCTATGAGCAGACACTGGTTCCTGTGCATGTGTTGAACATGGACATGTATCAACGTGCCTTGAATGAGCAGATGGTGTTGGGGTTGACTGCAAAGAGTGAGAAGGTGCGTGCAGACGCACTGAACTCAGTCATGACGCAGCTCCGTCCACCTGAAGTCAAGAAGATCGAACTGGACATCAGCCACAAGGAAGATCAAACCATGAACGTATTGAAGAACACCATGATGGACTTGGTTGCAGAACAGCGTCGTGCTTTACAGAGTGGAGCCATGGACGCGCAACAGGTTGCGCATCAGCGGTTGCAGTTCACGGATGTTGAAGTGATTGAGATGAAACCATGAGCCGAACCATGCAAGGTTTTGTTATCTCAATGTTAATAGCTCTGGTCGTCGGATTGATCAACTGGTTTACGACTGGAATGTTTGTGGTTGGAGTTATCTCCTTTGCCATTGTAGGGGTGGCCATCCTTGGCCCCCTTATTCACTTGTGCCGGATGGTCAAATGAGTCATAGCACTAAGATCGATCCAGTACAGGAAGCCATTGAATCAGTAGCGCCATGGACGGTCGAACAGTATCTCAATACAACCAATTACAAGGTTGATCCTCACTACGTCCCAAGTGACTTCGCACTTCTGTTCGTCAACTTCATCAAGATGGTCAATGGTGCAGAAGGTGAAGAGAACAAGACTCCGATGGTCCACTACAAGATGTTGGATACCATCACGATGGGGGGTAAACGGATCATCAATCTATGTCATCGAGGTATCGCCAAGACGACTGTGATGGGTGAGTACTTGTTCTTGTTCATTGCGACCTATGGTGAATTGCCAGGGTTCGGCAAGGTGGACTTGGCACTGTATGTGTCCGACTCCATTGAGAACGGTGTGAAGAACATGCGGAAGAACTTGGAGTTTCGATACGACAACTCCGACTTTCTGAAGCAGTGGGTGCCGTATTCGCACTTCACGGACATCCGTTGGGAATGGCGCAATCTGGATGGCAAGACATTCATTGTCAAAGGTTATGGTGCGAAGACGGGTGTGCGGGGTGCCAAGGAAATGGGTACTCGTCCGCAGTTGGCTGTGCTTGATGACTTGATCAGCGATGAGGACGCACGTAGTGCGACCGTGATCGCAGCTGTTGAGGATACTGTGTACAAGGCAGTTGAGTATGCACTACATCCTAAACATAACATGATGATCTGGTCTGGTACGCCGTTCAATGCAAAAGACCCACTGTACAAAGCAGTTGAGTCGGGGGCGTGGGCGGTCAACGTGTTCCCTGTATGTGAACAGTACCCATGCACGGAAGAAGAGTTCCGTGGCAGCTGGCCTGACCGATTCACGTATGAGTACGTGAAGCATCAGTATGATAAGGCCGTGAAGCTGGGTAAAGTCGAGACGTTCAACCAAGAGTTGATGCTGCGAATCATGTCGGATGAAGATCGTCTGGTGATGGACAGTGACATCCAGTGGTACAAGCGTGAAGCGGTAGTACGCAACAAAGGGAAGTTCAACTTCTATATCACGACCGATCTGGCAACCAGCACCAAGCAAGCTGCTGACTATCAGTTCATCAGTGTGTGGGCGTACAACAACAATGGTGATTGGTTCTGGGTGGATGGCGTATGCAATCGTGCCGGTATCAAGAGTTTCTGGGATGACTTGTTCCGATTCGCTCAGATATATCGACCAGTGGGCGTGGGCCTTGAAGTGACTGGCCAACAGGAAGGATTCATTCCTTGGCTTCAGGAACAGATGATGGACCGGAACGTCTACTTCAATCTGGCTTCGGACAACAACTCCAACAAGCCAGGACTGCGACCAAACACGAACAAGCTGCAACGATTCCTCACTGTGGTGCCACTGTTCAAAATGCACAAGATGTTTTTCCCTATTGAGATGAAGACGCATCCTGCCATTGCTGAACTCATGAATGAACTGAGCTTGGCATCCCCTGCCGGGTTCAAGTCCAAGCATGATGATGGTATTGACACTGTGTCTATGTTGTCATCCATGAAAGCATGGAAGCCATCGGAAGAAGTTCCACTGTCACAAGACGGGGACAAGATGTGGGAAATTGAAGCCCATGATCAAGATGTCAGCCGTATCTCTTCGTATATCGTATAAGGGTAGTCTATGAATCTTCAGGAAATCTTCGAGCAACTCACTGCTGGTGAGTTCTCACAACTGGCCATCGGTGGTCTGGAACGGGGCGTCATTGCCCCATCCAACTACAAGACTGTGATGGCACATATCAATCTTGGCTTGACTGCACTGTATCGCCGGTTCCCTCTGAAGGAGGGGCATATCAAGCTGGACTTGCAACCGGGACTGCATACTTATCCACTCAAAGCTGTGTTCGCTACGAACAATCGTCGGTCGAGTGAACCGGTACGGTACATCATTGATAGTGCAGTTGCGCCATTCCAAGATGACATCCACAAGATCGAACGTGTGGTGACCATGGCAGGTTACAACCTTGGCTTGAATGATGTCTCTGACAAGAACAGCTGTCATACACCGAACATGCATACGTTGGTCATTCCTGACAGCGTGGTGACACAGACCTCGCAGACGCCTGAGTACCTCAAGGGTGAACTGTTGGATGTGTACTACCGGGCAAACCACCCAATCCTCAGCATTCCCATTGGCTACTTCGAACCAAAACGAGTAGAGATTGAACTGCCGTACTCTCACTTCGAAGCGTTGCTGTACTTCATCGCGTCTCGTGCAAATAACCCTATCGGGATGAGTGATGAGTTCCATGCTGGCAACAACTATGCTCAACGGTATGAGGCTGCATGTCAGGAGCTTGAACGTCTGGGTATGCGTATTGATGTGGGTCAGCAGAGCCATAAGTTTGAAGGTAAAGGCTTTGCATGATTGAAGTCCCTTTACACGGGGAAACAATGTAGTGATAATGCCGGAGGACAACTTACCTCCGGCATACAATGATTGAACTCAATAAACAGTCAGACCCTTCGGCTCCACAGCCACTAACGGATTGGTCGAACGAGCCAAAGCTCCGTGACCTCAAGCAGCATCTGGAAGATGCTCGCCCTATCCACAACACCCAAGTGAGCAAAGTCGATGAGTGGATTTCCCACCGTGATGTCACTGGCGCAGCCGCTCCAAAGAAAGTTAAAGGGCGTTCGAACGTACAGCCTAAGCTCATTCGCAAGCAAGCCGAATGGCGCTATCCCGCACTAAGTGAACCATTCCTGAGTACGAGTGACGTGTACAACGTCTCGCCCGTATCCTGGGAAGATCGAGACGCAGCTCGACAGAATGAGATGCTGATCAACCATCAATTCAATACGAAGCTCGATAAGGTCAAGTTCATTGACACTTATGTTCGTACAGCCGTGGATGAAGGTACGGTCATCATCCGTGTAGGTTGGGAGTTCCGCGAAGAAGATGTGGAAGAAGAACAACCAATTGTTGAGTTCCACTTCGATCAGTCGTTCGCACCACAACTGCAACAAGCTCAAATGCTGATGCAGCAATCGCCAAGCCAGTTCGCTACTGATGTGCCTGAAGTCATGAAGCAGGCTTTGGATATCTCGGCCAAGGAAGGTTATCCATACCGTCCAGTGGTTACTGGTTCGCAGATGGTTACTCGTACCAAGACGGTACGTAATCAACCGACTGTGGAAGTCTGTGACTACCGCAACGTGGTCATTGATCCTACGGCCATGGGTGATATCAGCAAAGCCAACTTCGTTATCTACAGCTTCGAGTCGTCGCTGTCAGACTTGAAGAAGGATGGTCGATACAAGAATCTGGAACAAATCGAACCTACGATGAACTCGCCTCTGGCTGAGTTGGATCATTCGTCTGAGATTGCATCAACGAACTTCAACTTCAGTGACAAGCCACGTACCAAGTTCGTGGTGTATGAGTACTGGGGTTACTGGGATATTGATGGTGATGGTATCGCTGAACCAATCGTCGCTGCATGGGTTGGTAATGTGATGATCCGTCTGGAAGAGAATCCATATCCAGACAAGCAAGTCCCATTCGTCTTGGTTCAGTATCTCCCAATCCGTCGCTCGAACTATGGTGAACCAGATGGTGCACTCCTGATCGACAACCAGAAGATCACTGGTGCACTGACTCGTGGCATGGTTGACCTGATGGGTAAGTCAGCGAACGCGCAACAAGGCGTACGCAAGGACGCACTCGATACAGTCAATCGTCGCAAGTTCGACAACGGTGAAGACTTCGAATACAACCCAGGTTCCAATCCAGCAGAAGCATTCTGGATGGGTAAGTTCCCAGAGATTCCAAACTCTGCACCGCTCATGCTTCAGATGCAACATCAGGAAGCAGAGTCGTTGACTGGTGTAAACAGCTTTGGCAAAGGCATCACAGGTAACTCCCTTGGTGATGTAGCTGCTGGTGTACGTGGTGCACTGGATGCAGCATCCAAGCGAGAGACTGCCATCCTTCGACGTTTGGCTTCAGGCATTGTCGAAGTCGGTCGCAAGATCGTTGCAATGAACGCACAGTTCCTTAGTGAAGAAGAAGTCATCCGGGTTACCAACGAAGAGTTTGTGAAGATTCGTCGTGATGATCTGGCTGGTAACTTCGACCTGAAGCTGTCGATCAGTACGGCTGAAGAGGACGACAGCAAAGCACAGCAACTGGCTTTCATCTTGCAGACCGTGGGTCCGAACACTGACCCTGAACTGAGCAAGATGGTACTGGGTGACATCTGTCGCCTACGTAAGATGCCTGATCTGGCACACAAGATCGAATCGTATCAGCCTGAACCTGATCCTATGGCAGTGCGAGAGATGGAGCTTAAGCTGGCTCTGCTCGAAGCACAGATCGCTACGGAAAATGCTAAAGCTGCGTCGCTCGGTAGTGGTGCACAGTTGAACTCGGTGAAGGTAGGTACTGAAGTCGCTAAGACCAAGGAACTGGAAGCCAAAGCTGACAAGACGAATCTTGACTTTGTTGAACAGGAATCGGGTACGACTCAAGAGCGAGAGAAGGAATTGATCGAACTTGCTGCTGAAGTCAAGCCGAAACCTGCTGCACCAAAGAAATAATTACTTCACGAAAACTAGAAACTGCTTTATAGTAGCGCCAAAGCAGTTTCTATTACCTTACAGAAAGCACTGGTAGAACTAAGATGAACTCAACCCAATATCAAATCGCTAAACTTGAACGTGACGTGAAAGCGTATAAAGGTCAGATTGACCTTGGCAATGCGCTCGCTAATCTCCGTTCGAACCGCGACTTCAAGAAACTGATTGTCGAAGGTTACCTCAAGGACGAAGCAGTACGTCTCGTTCTGTCGAAGGCTGATCCAGCACTGCAAGAACCAGCTGCTCAAGCTGCTATCGACCGCGACATCAATGCAATCGCTGTCCTCAATCAATACTTCACCATCACTGCACAGAAAGCGGAAATCGCTGGCAAGCAGTTGAACGATGCAGAAGACCTGCGTGTTGAACTGCTGAAAGAGGATGAATAAACATGAAACGTATTGAAGACATGTCAGATGATGAGATTGCTGGTCTGAGTGCAGACCAAGTAGTCGCTCTGTCGAATGAACAATCAAATACCGGTGAAGACCGCCAAGAAGAAGAAGAGGTAGTCGTTCCTGCTACTGAAGCACAGAACGAAGTACTGAACGCTGAAGATGACAAGGCAGACGAAGTTGCTGCCGCTGCTGCGAAAGCCGATGATGAAGACAAAGCCGAACGTGAAGCACAAGCAGCTGCGGAAGCTGCGGCCAACGGTGCTGAAACTGGCAAGCCTGTCGATGAATCGAATGGCAAAGGTAAGCCGGCCACCGAAGTCAAAGCCGATAAAGCTCCAGCCAAAGCTGATCCAAAGGACAAACCAACTGACGGGAAACCAGCTGATGCTGGAACTCCAGTTGTTGCTCCTGTCGTCCCGACTGATCTGACGAAGTTCCATGCTGAGATTACCAAGCCATTCAAAGCAAATGGTCGGGAAATCAAAGTTGAGAGTGTAGAAGAAGTTCGTCAACTGATGTCGATGGGCGCGAACTACAACAAGAAGATGCAAGGCATGAAGCCGCATCTGGCCACTCTCCGCACGCTGGAAAACGCGAAGATTGGCGAAGAAGAACTTAACTTCTTGATCGACCTGCACAACGGTGTACCGGAAGCGATCAACAAGTTAGTGAAAGACCGTGGCATTGATCCTCTGGATATTGCCCCGGAAAAAGCAGCTGGCTATACGCCTACCAACCACAAAGCTTCTGACGCCGAAGTAGAGCTTGAGTCGGTGCTTGCTGATCTGGAAGGATCGGAAGCCCTACCAAAAACTCTCGATCTGGTAGCGAAGAAGTGGGACAAGGCAAGTAAGCAGATGATTGGTGAACATCCACAGATTCTGAAAGTCATCAACTCCCATATCGAATCGGGAATCTATGACTCAATCAGTGCCGAAGTGGATCGCCAACGGATGCTTGGTCAGCTGTCTGGTTTGTCTGATCTTGCAGCATACCGGCAAGTCGGTGATGCACTGAACGAGAGTGGGAAGTTTGCGACACAGAGTGAGAAGGCAGGCCAGCCAACTACTCCGGTCCAACAAGCTCCTGCTGCTCCGGTGGTACATGCACCTGATCCGAAGAAGGCTGATGACGGCAAGCGCAATGATGCAAAACGCGCAGTAGCCCCGGTCAAGTCTGTAGCCCCTACGGCTGCAATCGCACCGGACTTCAACCCTCTGTCCTTGTCGGACGAGGATTTCGCCAAACAGTTTGGCGGCAAATTCTAATAGATAGGTAATTTTATGCCAGGTATGCAATATAAAGGTGGTAACGAAGTCGGTAACGTTTCGACCATGGGCCATCAGCTTCAGACGTTCCTGTTCCAGAAACAGGCACTGATTGAAGTCGCCAAAGAACAGTACTTTAGCCAACTGGCTGACGTGACCTCGATGCCTAAGAACATGGGCAAGGTCATCAAAAAGTACCACTACCTGCCACTGCTCGATGATGCCAACATCAACGATCAGGGTCTGGATGCCAGCGGTGCAGTCATCGCTAACGGTAACCTGTACGGTTCGAGCAAAGACGTAGGCACCATCAGCGGCAAGCTGCCTACCCTGACCGAGAACGGTGGTCGTGTGAACCGTGTTGGCTTCAAGCGTAAAGAGCTGGAAGGCACCTTCGAGAAGTTCGGTTTCTTCGATGAGTACACCCAGGAATCGATGGACTTCGATTCGGATGCTGATCTGGAAAAGCACATCACCCGTGAAATGGTGGCCGGTGCTAACGAGATGACCGAAGACGCGCTGCAAATCGATCTGCTGATGTCGGCTGGTGTTGTGAAGTACGCAGGTTCGGCAACTTCGAAAGCGTCCATCAACGGTACTTCGCTGGTTTCGTATGAAGACCTGATGCACCTGTCGATCGATCTGGACAACAACCGTACGCCAAAGCATACGACCCAGATCACTGGCTCGCGCATGGTCGATACGAAGACCATCCCAGGTGCTCGTGTTATGTACGTTGGCTCGGAACTGATCCCGACCCTGAAGCGCATGAAAGACCTGCATGGTGATCCAGCATGGATTCCAGTCGAGAAGTACGCGGCTGCTGGTAATACCGTCCGTGGCGAACAAGGTGCAGTTGACCAGTTCCGTATCGTGGTTGTGCCTGAGATGCTGAAGTGGGCTGGTGCTGGTGCCTCGGCTTCGACTGATGCAACCTGCTACGAAACCAACGACAAGTACGACGTGTTCCCGATGCTGGTGATCGGTGATTCGAGCTTCACCACGATTGGTTTCCAAACCGATGGTAAGACCGTGAAGTTCACGATCTATCACAAGAAGCCAGGCGAAGGCGTTGCTGATCGTAACGATCCATACGGCGAAACCGGCTTCATGTCGATCAAGTGGTACTACGGCTTCATGGTCCTGCGTCCAGAACGTATCGGCCTGATCCTGACCGCTGCCAAGCTGTAATCAGCTGAAGTAAATAGGGGGAGAGGAAACTCTCCCCTCTCCCTAATCTTTAAAGAGAACACTATGTCGAACACCGAAAACCAAACCGAAGCAACTGAATCCGAATTCGAATCGACCCTGCCAGCGGTCGATGAACTGACCAAGCTGAAGCAGCGTGCTGATCTGATGGGTATGAAATACCATCCGAACATTGGTGTTGAAGCTCTGCGTGCGCGCATCAATGCCAAGCTGAATGACGAACCTGATCCTGATGAGAAGGTTGCGCTGGCCAAGACTGAAGCTGCACCAGAAGTTGAGACGGAAGCTCAACTGCGTAAGCGCATGAAGGAAGAATGCACTGCACTGGTTCGCATCAATGTGACTTGCATGAATCCAGCCAAGAAAGAATGGGATGGTGAAATCTTTACCGTTGGTAATAGTTTCCTGCCGACGCAGAAGAAGATGGTGCCATTCAATACGACTGAAGGTTTCCATGTACCGAAGATCATGTTCGATGTGATCAAAGGGCGTGAATGCCAAATCTTCTACACTGAGAAAGCCAAGAATGGCGTCAAGGTGCGTAAGGGTCGCCTGATTAAAGAGTTCTCGGTTGAAGTCCTTGATCCGCTGACACCAACGGAACTGAAGGAACTGGCACAACGCCAAGCAATGGCTGCTGGTCAATCGTCGTAATCGGAGCCAGATAGATGACCGACTTTCCTGCAATGACCCTGAGTGACTTGACTGATGGCAAGATCGATGGCAATGGTGCCTTCGATAAGCTGATGCAAGCTACCAAAGCCCACTTGGATGCAGAATTCAAGAAAGGTGCAATCAAGGGTGCGGAATACTCTGAAGTCTATCTGGGTCAAGTACAAGCAGTCCTGAATACGGGTCTGCAATTCCTTTCGATCCGTCACAAGATTGCTCTTGAAGCTGAACTTCTGAGTACTCAGGTCGAACTGGCCAAAGCACAGCTGTTACAGGTTGGTGCACAAACTGAACTGGTTCGTGCACAGATCGAAGCAGCCAAAGTGGATAAGGTACTGACCGAAGCTCAAGCAGCTAAGGTCAATGCTGAAACACTGAACGTGCCAAAAGTTGGCTTGCAGATGGAGGCACAGACTGACAAGCTGATCACTGAGACGGCGAATGCTGTTAAAGAAGGCACTCTGTTGGTGGCCCAACTTGCTAAGGTTGAAGCTGAGACGCTGAACATTCCGAAGCAAGGTCTTCAGATGGATGCTCAGACTGATCTGACCAAGCAGCAAAAGGTCAATGAAGTCCAGCAACATGAAGTACTGGTTGCTCAAGAATGCCTGCTGAAATCGCAGTTTGATGCTACCTCTGCCAGCACGATCAAGACCGGTGCGGAAACCACGCTTCTGAATCAGAAGACGGTAACTGAGAAAGCTCAAGTTTCTGGTTTGGGTGTTGACGCAGACAGTGTGGTTGGTCGTCAGAAGGAACTGTACTTGGCTCAGAAACAAGGCTTTACGCGGGATGCTGAACAGAAGGGTGCCAAGATTCTCATTGACACGTGGAATGTTCGTCGCACTACCGATGATGGTACTGTGGCCGATGGTGTCAACATGCTGAACGATGCAACGATTGGTCGTGCAGTACAGGCACTGATGAAGGGTATCAATGCATAACGTAGGCCAGTAATACATGGGGAGCCTCGGCTCCCCTTTTTCGTATCTAAAGGAATGACATGGGATTGTTCAGCCGCACCAAGACACAAGTCGGTACTCAAGTACAACGAGTCATCGATAATGATCGACTCCCTGCATCTGTACTCAACGGGATCACCAAGAACATCTTCGAAGCTGACAGTGATGGCAGTCAGATGGTTGAGTACATTCTAGAAGAACTCACCAACAACATCGGTGTACGAGCCAATCGGATGTTCGCATATGGCAAGGATGAGTACATCTATGGCTTGCCACAGTCTACATACCGGTCATCGCTTCAAGCGAAACCGGCAGTACAACAACACCTGAATGCACAGGTTGGTTCGGTAGTAGGCATGACCTACTACAACTATGGTGCAATGAACTTGCTCCACTATGCATTCTATAAACTAGCTGATGAGTTCGATTGGCTTCCTGAAACCAATGACATCACGACACTCACCACTATCAAGAAGAAAAAGGTGACGCTGACTGACATCAAGATTTATGTAACGGACATCACACCAGTCGAATCCACCAATGGATCGCTGGAAGTATGGGCGCCTGGGGCTAATAGCTACGCCAATGCCGCAACTCCCCTGTCGAGTGATTTGCTTGGTTTGAAAGAAACCAATAAGCCGACAGTCGATGCGAGTGCAGCGAATGATTACGCCATCATTAAGTATGCCTACGAGGAAGAATATCCTGCCACTGTAGAAGGCATTGTTGTCACCAAGAAGCGGATCATTGAGAATGAGTTTCGCATTGAACTCACTGGCTTCGATGTGATGGCCGATTACCATCAAGTCCGATACGTTGCCAATGGTGCAGTCAAGTACTGGTTCTACAAGCAAGGTAGTGGTGTAGCTGCAATCGACAATGTGATGCTGACTGGATACACCGGTGATGGTGCGTTCTTCCCATGGGGCTATCTACGGTACAACAAGAAGTCATTGATCAATGAGAAGACCAGCGAAGCATACAAGAGTAGCAAGAAGCTGTTCAACTACATGAACATGGATTACGACACCGTTGGTGAGGCAATCAATGAGAACCCTGACATTGCTGACGTAGAACAAGCAATGATGGTCATGGGTGTACCTGCTGGATCAGCTGATCCAATTGATCAGCAATATCTGTTCGACTTCTTCGACAAGATCGAAGTAGATACCAACAAGTATGGAAACAACTTATCGTCAGCTGTAAACCAACTGATCAACAAGAACTTGAACAAACAGAAGCCTGAGACAAGTATTGTCATTCAAGACAAGCAATTCAAGATGGCACTGGCGTTCAAGAATCTGAACAAGCAGGAAGTTCCTGGCAGTGTAGCGCCAGTAGGCAAGTACACCAGTAGTGTCACTGGCGACACTCACAAGTACCGTTATCAGCATACTGCTGGCATGTACTATGAGATTACAGTGACTGATCTGAAGATGACATACTGGGTCTTCGATCAATACACTACGACTGGTGATGAGGACAACAAAGAAATCCTTCTGATTCCAGTTGACGTGAACATCGCCAAGACGTATCCACTCCCATTCCGAGAGAAGCTGTACGCTCGATCAATGCACTTCGTGTTCAATAGTCGTGTGGTGACGAAGCTGAAGTGGTATCAGACGGGCATCTTCCGACTGGTCATGATCGTGGCTTCTGTAGTCATTACTGTGCTCAGTCTGGGTTCGACATGGCAAGGTATCGTTGCTGCCATCGGTGCAGGTGCAACTGTGAGCACAATTGCCCTGATGGTGCTGGTAGCCATACTCAAGTATCTCGTTGTCTCACTGGCTTTGAAGCTGTTCGTCAAAGTCGTTGGTGCACGATTGGCTTTCCTTGTTGCAGTGGTAGCCGCTGTGTTCGGTGGATACCAAGCCATCAAAGCAGGTTCACTGGATGGTGCACCATGGGCAAAAGAACTTCTCCAAGTGTCATCTGGCTTGTCCAGCACAGTCAATGCTGATATCGCATCCCAGATGGAAGACTTGGTGAACGAACAGAGTGAGTTCGAGAAGTTTGCTGAAGAACAGACGAAGCTGCTTGATACCGCCAAACAGATGCTTGGTGGTGATTCTACGATGAGTCCATTCGTAATCTTCGGTGAATCACCAAATGACTACTATCAACGAACAGTGCACTCCGGTAACATTGGGGTTGTAGGGATTGAAGCGATATCGTCGTACGTAGACATTGCACTTCGACTCCCTGATATTTCTGAAACATTAACTTAGGAGCAATATATGGCAGGTAGTCTTTACACTCCATTTCAGTGGGGAGCACAGCCTCAGCAGGATTTCCTGTCGAGTCTGACGCCCACTATTTCGCAACCTGGCATCTCTGTACCCATGGAAGCAGGTGGTGGTTCCAGCATGTTCAACGGTGTGAGCAACTGGCTCAACGATTCGGGCGTTCTGGGCAAGACTCTGGGTGATGGCACCAAGCTGCAAGGCTGGGGTGGTATGGCTGTGGGCGCAGCATCAGGCATCATGAATAGTCTGCTTGGTTTCCAGCAGATGGGCATGGCCAAGGATGCAGCTAAAGAGAGTCGTCGTCAGTTCGATTTGAACTACGGTGCTCAGGTCAAGACCACGAACTCGCAGCTGGAAGATCGTCAACGCGCACGTGTGGCTTCGAACTCTGGTGCATACCAGTCGGTTGGCGACTACATGAAACAATACGGTATCGGAGGCTAATATATGGCAGGTCCAATTCGTTGGGACAATGTGAACAGCCGTGGTACGGGCGATGCTATGCATGGCCTGAACTCTGCTGGTCAGTTGTTCACCAACGGTTTCTCTCAACTGGGTGATGTACTCAAGCAGAGCGAAGCCATTCAACAAGGGAACTGGCAGAACACTCGTCAGAACAACACCAGTGCATATCTGGATGAAATAGCCAAGTATCGTACTGCTGAAGAACTTCGTGGTGCTCAACAGTCTGGTGTACTGGATCAACTGCGCCAAAGCTTTGGTTATCAGATTGATGCTGACAAGGTTCGCAATGCTGCCGACACTCGTGCCAGTTCGCTGATGGATCAGGCAGTCAAGCAGATTGGTTACGACAACACTATGACTGATGCAAAACAGTCAGGTACTCGTGATCAGATCATGTCGATGATTAACTCTGGTGATCCTAAACAGATCGCTCAAGGTCAAGCCATGCTGCAAGAAGTTCAGCTTCGCAATGAAGCCGATCTGTTTGCTGCTGCTCGTGATGCTGGTCGTCAACAGACTACCTGGGGTCAAGCTGATAAGACTTTCGATCTGAATCAGGACAAGGGTCGTCAGGAGATTACGGCATCTCAAGCTGGTATTGAGAATGCTCGTGGTATGTTGAGTGTTGCTCGACAGAATGCGGGTACTCAAGCTCAGTCAGTGGCTCAACAAGGCAAGAGCATCAACTTCAACATTGAGACTGCTCTCGCTGATCGTGAAGCTGCTATGGCTGCTGGTCGTGCTGCATCCGTCCGTAAAGGTCTGGAAGACAACGGCAACTTGTATGCATCGGGTGGTGTGTTCAGTGGCAAGCACACGCCACAACTGCTGGAGCAACTGACCAAAGCAGGCATTGGTGATGACGCTGGTGAACGTTCGGCAATGATCGAGCGTGCCAATGAGATGGCACGTAAGGGCATCACGATCAAAACGCCTGATGGTAAACAGTCGATGAAGATCACTGAACTCCCATTGGCTGCTGTTCAAGCTGCTATGCTGGCTTCAACTGATAGTGTTGCTGGCTGGAATCAAGGCTACGCTAAGTCGTTCGAGAAGAACCTGACCAAGATTCTGGAACAACAAGCTGTAGTCCAGGGTCCGAACGGCAAGCCAACACTGTCCAATAAAATGATCAGTGATCTGGATGATTTCCGTGGTGCCATTCGTGGTGCGACTGATGCTCCAGTAGCAATTCGTCCGATGAATCCACAACGTCCTCCACAACAGAAGCAGAAGTACTAAGCGTCTTTGGGTTCTTTGCAACAAATAAGGTGGATTGGAGGCAACTCCATCCACCTTTTTCTATATAATCTGATTGATTCCCCCTTCAGGACAACTACACATCTATGGCATCTTTAGACGACATCCTCAATGCACATCTCGCTGGTCAAGAGAATCCTGCTACGCAAGTCAACACTAAGTACGCTGCTACTCCAATTGGTCAGATCAAGACAGCCAACAAACTGGCTGAAATCCGTGATGCTGCTTCGGTTAAGCGTCAACAGCTGAGTGACTTCCGTGCAGCTATCGCTGGCCAGACTGAAGCCTATCAACAGCAAGAACAAGCCAATGCCAACTCATGGGTTGGTAAGGCTGGACTCGATCCAGATAGTGCACTGGGTACGGTAGTGAATGCTGGTGCCAACGTTGTTGCTGGTGCTTCGCGTCAACTGGTAGGTGCAGTGGCTTCGCTGCCACACACGTTCATCGCTGGTATGAACGATGCAGCATTGAGTCAAGACGAAACCAACGCGTATAACAACTACGTTCAAGGTAAAGCAACGCCAGAAGAAGTGGCATTGCTCAATACCAAGAAGACGACTGTTGGCGCTGGTGGTATGCAGACCAGCATGACTCCAATGGAGAATGCCAAACAAGGTGATGCTACTCGCAAGATCGCTCGTGGTATCAACGACTTCTTTGACATTGATTCAATCATTCATCAAGGCAGCAAGAACAAGTTGAATGCTCAACTCGGTGAATCGTTCGAAGGTGATTCACAGAAGGTTGCTGCTGGATGGGAATCGCTCAAGACTGGTGAGTACGGTGACGGTGCCAAAGAGATGGCATCTGGCTTGGCTGGTTTGCTGATGAATGCTGGTGAAGCGGCTATCGACAACCCGAAAGCTGTCGCTGAATACGTGGCACAGAACGCCCCTCAACTGGCTGTGGGCGCATTTGGTACGTTGGGTCGCATGAGCATGGCTGCATCGAATGCAGGCTATGCCGCTGACTACTACCAGAAGGGCATGGAGAAATTCTCCAAGGACAATGGCGGTAAGCTGCCAAGCGTTCAAGATCGTGCGGAAATCGCAGGCTGGGCTGCATCCCTCGCTGTCGCTGAACAGGTAGGCGATATGGTAGGTCTGGGTGTCATGAAGCCAGGCACCAAGACGGGTGCTATCGAGGCATTCAAGAACACCATCAAGGCAGCGACGCAAGGCACGATGAGCGAGGCTGTGACTGAGGGCTACCAGACCTTCGCAGAAGGGCAGGCACAAGGGGAAGCAGCCAGTGCTTCGGACATCTACAAGGGCGCTGTAATCGGTGGCTTGACTGGTGGTGTCATGTCTGGCGGTGTCCGTGCTATCGCTGAAGCCACTGGTGCTACCCCAGAGCAGGCAACTGAACGTGTTCAGAAGGCCAACGATACTGCCATCTTCAATGAAGCTGTACAAAGCAATAATCCATCAGTCTACTTGACTGAAGGTCAGCCACAATACAACCCTGCTAAAGCAGTGGGCGTACTGATGCAACATAGCTTGAAGGAAGATACAACTCCAGAAGTTCGTATGGAGAACTTCATGAAGGCCAATGAAATCATGGATGGTCTGAATGAACGTCTGGATGCGGTCAAGGAACAACTCAAGAGCGATGATCCTGCTGTGGTGACTGCTGCACGTCAAGAACGTGAGATGCTTGTTGCTCAGATCAATGAGGGTCAACCTCGTTGGGATCGTATGTTCACGGAGTTGAACAAAGCATTCGGTGGTGAAGATGCTGGTTCGGATGCTGAACAGACCATTAACCTGTCGATGGCGTCCACTGGTAGCCTGAGTGTTGAAAAAGCACAGGCAATGGCTGAAGACACCAGCAATGATCTGAATGAAGATCAGCGTGGTTTCCTTCGTGCATTCAGTGAAGCTCGTCTGGCTTACAACCAAGCTCAAGATATGGGCAAGGTTACCAAGACAGTGCTTGAAGGCAACGCTGAAAACCTTGGCATCAAGCAATACCGTCAACGCATTGGCATGGCTCTGGCTGCTGACAATGCTGTGAAGGCACAAGCTGATCTGGAACTGCTGACCAGTTTCGCTACCTCGCATGCAGAGAAAGCGGCTGTAGCACAGGCAGGCTTCGATAAATATGGCGAGGCAGCACAGGTCTACAAGACGGAAAACGGTTGGGGCTATGCGGCTCCAGGCACCTATAAGGCCGCAGAGCTGCTCAACGGTGGTGGCCTTCCGGTTGTGAAGCCACGTCTCCTGACGGCTCTGAAGGCTGAGGCAAAGGCTCTGGCAGCTACCCGTGATGAGATGACTCAGGCGGTCAAGGTGAAGTTCGCCCCTACCCAAAAGGCAAAGGCTCCTGTAGCATCTAAGACTCCTACCTCGGCACCTACTGCCAAACAACTCGCTACCCCCGATTCTCCCTCTGTAGAACAGAAGAATACGGCTCCCTCGGAAAAAGTTATTACCCCTCCCCATGGTAAGGAAGAAGCACGTCTGTCGTCTTCGACTCCAGAACCTGTTGTGTCTACGCCACAAAACGACAACAAATCTTCAAATAAATTGAAGGAAAAAGTCGTTGAGTATGCTGAATATTTGCGCAATCCACCTGACGATTACACCACTGCAAAAGCAGAGGCAATCGTAAAGTGGGCAAAAGTACAACAGGATCGCGTGACGAAAGCACTGGCTTCAGAAGAAGAATTCAGTGAACGTCATACTGAACTGAGTGATCTGCGTGATGAGCTTGGCTTGATGGCCAAGACTGGTGAGACGATTGTCAGTGCAGACAAAGAGTTCTCTGCTGCAAATGAACCTACTCCTACTCAATCGCTGGCTCCCTCGCCGGTATCGTTGTCCCCTTCGTCAGTCGCTGACGCTCCTTCCTCGGTGACCGATACGGCTGCGGTCGCGGAACCTACTCCTGCTATCGAAGCATTGTCGGAGAAGGCAGGTAAAGCGGCGAAGTACACCCAGAAGAAACTGGGTGACCTCTATTCGCAGGCAGATGTTGCACTGTCGCGTGTGAAGGACTTGGTTTCGAATATCAAAAAGCCAGATGACATCCGTACCTTCATTGAAGGCGAAGCACTGACGACTGAACAGTCGGTGGCTGTACGCACCTTTACTGAAGTAGCTAAGTCGTGGGAAGCAACCATCACGAGCAATCTCGATGTGCGTAACAAGCCGGACTACAACTATGAAGACAGCATGCAGTACTTCATTCGTCCTGATGGCGACATCGAACAGAACGTGAAGACTGCACTCTCATATGCTGCATTCAGCTATGTTGCTGAGAACTTCGGTCGTACTTCGCGCAACACGAACTCGGAAATCAATGCAATCCTGGGACGTGATCGGGATACTCGTGTCACTCCTGATGAACGTGCACTGCTGCAAGACACTCTGGTGTCCATGCCAGCACTGATCGATTCCCTCGGTCAACGTGTGGTGAAGGCACTTGGTTTGAAAGCCAATGCTTCTACTCCAGTCAATGAACTGGCTCGTATGCAAGCTGGCTTGGGTGCACACGCTTTGCGTTTGCTGATCGACGGTGATACACCACTTTTGAATTTGAAATACGCTGATCTTAAAGTGATCAACGCAATGCGTGGCAAGGGCAAATCCTTTGCTGATGTATCCGGCTCAGACAATGAACTTACCACTGGTTTCCAACAGGAAGTGTTCCTCGACATCAATCGTGATGAAGAACGGAAGCCAACTGCATTGGCAACCAAGATCGTGGAAGCGAACAAGGGTTCGGGCAGTATCATCAACAAGCTGTTCGCAGCTGAGGATGTGGAACGTCCACCAACCTTCGAACCAGTTACGAAGCTGCGCCCATTCGCCAAGCGTACTCAGCAAGTGGTGCCTTCGTATCTGCAAAGCATCATCAAGAAGCTCAATGCACAGCCGAACTACATTCGTCAGGACAAGCTGGAACTGCTCAGTGTTGTGGGCGATGATCGCTTCCTGTCGATGATGGGCGTGAAGCCAAACACTGAAGCTGTGCACATTGCCAAGCGTGATGCACTCGATGCCAAGAACGAAGGTCTGCGTCGTGAACTCGATGGGATCAAGGAGTTCGTTCGTTCAAACCTGAAAGGAGAACTGGATAAACCCTTCTTCTTTGAGCATTACGCAATGAAGCAACAGCGTGTTGGTATCGACAACAGCTTGGTCAATCCACAGATGTCCAAGATTCATCGCTTCATGGTTTACCGTGATAGCTGGAAGACGACCGTTCAAATGAACGATATCGAGAACTTCCTGCTGCGCGTTGCTGAAGGTATGGGCGTGAAGACGGATAAGACCGACAAGGTGTCGGCATTGCGTCAAGTCAACCAGAAGATTGTCTCGCCAGAAGTGCAGGCAGGTATTGCTGCGATCATCAAGATGGAAGCAGGCGATGTACTCACTGATGGTGAGAAGGACGCTATCGTTACCGCTGCCAACACTGGTGGTGAGAATGCACACTCGCTCGATGCTCTGGTTGCACTGGCTCAGTACACCAAAGCAGAACAGTCGGGTGCTACCTCGTTCGATGTGAACATGCTCGCTGAAGTTGATGGTGTGACCAATGGTCCAATGCTGTCGCACTTGCTGATGGGTGCAGCTGCATCCGTTGATGATCTGTACAAGATGCTCAACCGTGGTGGCTTCTATACCACTGAAGGTATGCAGTTCAACGACTGGCGTGCTGCTGCTGGTAATGAAGACTTGTACGAGACGACTACTCGTTCCTCGCTTAGTACTCTGGCTTCGATGGTTGCTCAAGGTGAAATCGATAACGTTCTGCTGTCGAACATCATGAACTTCATGGGCAAACTGGAAGATAAGGAAACGGGCAAGATCGAGAAAGCTGGTCGTAACATGATCAAGACACCACTGACCGCAATGGTCTATGGCTCCGGTATCAAGACGGCTATCGAAGGTATGGCTGCTGACTTCATCAGCAACATCTACTCCAGCATCGAAGCTACGACCAAGAGCAATGACGAAGCGACTCATCGCAAAAACGTCAAAGCCATTCGTGCAATGGGTATTGATCTTGATCCAAAGACTACGATCAAAGAACTGATGGAACTTCAGTTCAGTACAGCTGAAGAGAACCTGCTCGTCTCGCACTTCATGGAGTCGATGGGCAAAGCCGTAGAAGCAACGATCCGCAATGACTTCAAGAGCTTGCTCGACAATCGTCAGAAGTTCAATGCAACCGCATCGATCACCTTCGACATGTACAACGCAGCGTACACGGCAGAGCGTGCAAAGCTGATTGATGAACTGTTGGCTTCGGGGGAAATCGCTGCTGATGGTGCATCGAATGCAATTCACGATCTGACACCAGCACAGGAGAAGATTCTGAATGAACGCATCGCTGCTGTGACACCAGTGCTGCAAACCGCCATGTCGAATCTGTCGGGTGCACCGGCAAACAACACCGGTATGCTTGTGGCAAGCAGCAAGATGCAACCAGCCAAGAGTCTGCCATACAAGGCAGTGGTTCGTTACGCCAAGGGCTTCAAGACCATGAATGGCAAGACGGCCAAGAACCTGACCGCCTATGGTCGTAACAAGGTGAATACTGATCCAGGCGTTGGCTTGGGTGCTACGTCTACCCACTCGTTCGACTCGGCTGTATCCCACTCAGCAATCGCAGGCAAGGAAATCCTGAACCTGCACGATGCTCACGGTACTGGTGCACATGAACTGGTCGCTGCTGGTAAGCGTCTGAACAAGGCAGTCTGGGATCGTGCGATGGAATACTCGCCAGCACAGGAGATGTACGACTCGTACATGCGTACCATCCGTGGCATGAGTGAACTGCTCAAGACCGGAACGGACAGCATGAAAGCTCAATTAGCTTCTTCTCTGGTTGCTAAATCGGCTAAATCAGCCGTCTGGAATCCAGAGACAAAGCGTCGTAGCGCGCCTATCCCAGCAGAGACGATCCTGATGGTTCGCGGTATCGAAGCCAAGCGCCTCGCCTTTGAAGCTGACAGTATCAAGTTCGGTGCCATGGCTCAGATGCAATCTATTGCTCAGTACGCAGTCGAAGGTGGTAACTACAACGTTAAGGAAACGGATCGTGCAGCAGCACAAGCCAAGCTCGATGCTCTGACAGCGCAAATGCCAGAAGCAGACTTGACCGTTGTTCAACAGGTACAAGACCAGTTGAAAGACTATATTGAAGCGGCAACGCTTGATGCTGCCGAACGGGCTAAGGAAAAGAACCAAACCAAACGCGAGAAGCGCGTATCAGACTTCGGTACTGTCGGCAAACCAATCGTAACCAGTGATGTTGCACTGTCGAACTGGATGCGCAAGAACCCGAATACCTCTGTCGCTCAACTCGCTGGTTTCTTGCGTACGCAGAAGATGGATGACTTCCAAGGCAAGTTGCTCGCATCGTTGGTGCGTGCACTGGGTGATCGTGCGACCAACTATCGTGTTCGTCTGATCAGCAAAGACAGTGCCGTATCGGATGTTCTCGAACGTCCACTGGGTGCGGCACATGCATGGTTCGTGTCCAAAGATGGCAAGAACGAGATGTACTTCCTCTCGCCAGACTTCAAAGAGTCGGGCATCACTACCGAATCGGTACTGCATGAATTAACTCACGCAGCAGTTGCTCACGCCATTGCTAATCCAACGGCAGAGACCAAACCATTGGTTGATGAACTGGAAGCAATCCGTGTTGAAGCTGCCCGCATCATCGAAGATGGCAAGATCACTGCACTGCAACCAGCAGTTGAAAGTGTTCAGGAACTGGTGGCCTATGGCATGACCAATCCAGCATTCCAAGGTGTACTGGCTTCGATGAAGCACAGCACCAAGAACGCTGAAAACAAATGGGTCAGTGGTCTGAAAGCATTCATCGACACGCTCGTGAAACTGGTGTTCAAGCGTGACAGTGATGTCGCATCGAACGGTCTGACCAGCCTGATCACGAACGTGTCTGGATTGATGGCAGCATCGGCAAATAGCCGTGCAAGCCGTGGGTACATCAATCAGTCGATGGCTGCTCAACCTTCGTTGGCTTCCCTCAATGGTGAAGAAATGTACGATGCCCTGGCAACGTTGGGTACTACCCGACTGAACCCTGAGTTCGATGCAAGCATCCGTAACACGCTCAACAAGATGGAACTGTCGGTGCACTTCCCACTGGCTGCAATGAAGCAGGCAGTACAGGCTACCGCTGCACAGTCGCCTACTGAACTGTGGCGTGACATGAAGGATGCCAACGTAGCGATGTTCGCCAAGAGTGCTCTGTCGTCTGGCTTCAACTTCACTGAACAGGAAGCATTTGCCCTGGAGCAAGTAGAAGCCACGATCCGTGTTGCTCTGACTACCAAGGATGGCAGCACTTCGGCTCTCTACCGTGAACTGGCTACGCTGTATCGTGACGCCCGTAATGAACTGAAGTCGAAGGTCGCTACCTTCCACCCGAATGCCAAGCAAGCTCAGGCACTCTATGACTTCGTGTTCAAAATGGAACCGGGTATGGGTGATCAATCGGATTACCTGAGTCGCTTCGCTGCTCTGGGTCTGGTCAATCATGAGTTCGCTGAACTGCTGAACTTCGATACTCCAGTGTCGAACTCTAACCTGACTGGCATGCCATTCGGTGAGAAGCTGCACATCATGTTCGAACGCTTCCTTGAGTGGATCAATCAGCGTGCAACGAACACCTTCAAAGGTCAGAAGGCTGATGAGAAGCTCAATGCTCTGGTGGATCAACTGGTTCACATCGAGCAACGTAAACGCATGAAACTGGCTCAATCGGTTGGTGTAGCCACCGATGCATTCGAAGGTATGTTCCGCACTGGTGCAGAGACGATCCGTAAGACTGCTGAAGCAGTAGGTCAATCGGACTTCTTCAAGAACAGCACCAATGGTGTCGTTCGCTTGACTGGTCGGATCACTACGCTGGTAGCGAATGATCGTGTAGATGAGTACCTGAGTGCACTGCAAAAGTTCCGTGATCAAACCATGAAGGAACGTCAAGGTCTGCTCATGGGTACGGTCAATGAGGCTCGTGGTTCGACGCTGGCTAATGCCATTTTCCATAAGCTGCTGCGCATCTCCAAGCACAATGAAGGTATCCGTAAAGACTTGATCGGTAACACCACTACGTTTGTGATGAACAGCTTTGCAGACGGTGGCAAGTACCTGGGTGATCAAGCCAAGAAGGCAATCTCCTACGGCATCATGCGTACTGACGTTGTTGCTCTTATGCCACACTTTGATATCGACGGTATTCGTGCTCTGTTTGACAACAAGGCAGAGCTGACCAAGGCAATCGATAAATTCGAAACTGATCTTGCTGGCTTGGGTTCGAAGCACACCATGTCGTATCTGAATGGTGCCAAGGCTCTGGGTCTGTACCTTGCCACTGGAGAAGTTGGTGCAGAGAACCTGCGCCTGAACGCTGAGAACATCGCAGGGATGCTCGGTACGGATCAGGCAGGGAAACTTAACCAGTCGGATATCGACGCAGCCACGGCCATCCTGGACCCTCTGGTTTCGCTGTACGCAATCAGCATGCTCCATAAGTCTCACGTGGAAGCTCTGAAGGCTGTGTTCGCTGAAGAAGGTAAACGCCCTAAAGGTCAGAATGGTATCGAGGCAGTCCTGAAGTTGCACAAAGACTTGCAGCAACAATCGAAGGATCGCCTGTTCCAAGCTGCCGGTGCACTGCGTATGAAAGGTTACACACCGGAAATCTATAACCCATACATCCGTCTGGAAGTGGCCAGTGTGCATGACAGTGCCAAGCTGGAGGAACGTGGTTTCTCTATTGGTCACAAGCTGCAAATGGATGATGCCGATCCAACCAAGAGCAATGACATGCACATCTACTCGTTGCGTGATGGTGGCATGGTGCAGTACCTGACTGGTGTGTTCTCGTACACTGGTTCGCGTAAGCGTGGTACGGCTACCCACAATGGTGATCTGGGTCTGCTCAGTACGACTGGCATCATGAACCGTAAGAAGATGAACGTGATTGAGGCACAACAGCAACGGGGTATCGCTACCCAAGCTCGTCGTCCAATCGATCCACAGAAGGATGCGTTCAACAAGAACTTCCTCGTGCCAGTATTCAATGGCCAAGGTGATCTGGTGAACTACCGTTACATGATGAGTCATGCTGCCAAGGACAGTCTGTTGGAACGTGACAACTCGTTCGAACAGATTTTGGGTGTGATGGCCGGTAACATCTTTGACAAGGAAACGACCAAGGCACATAACGAGACTGCTGTGCAAGCTCTGTACGATCAGTACAAAGGTGACTTCGCTCAGAACGCTGCGTCGTATTTGGAGATTGGTCCGAACAGCACGGACAAGGAAGCTCGTGAAGTGTGGCGTCTGTTGCCTGAAGCCACTAAAGAATCGGTACGTAACATCTGGGGCGGTAACTCCATGATGGTTCGCTTCGATATTCTGGACATGAACTTTGGCTACCGTAAGCTCAGTGCTGCATCGCCATTCGGTGTACCAGAAGCAGAGCGTGACACCTTCCAGAAGATGTACGTGGAAATCCTTGAAGCTGTGTTGGGTAAGAAGGCTGAACTCTACATTCGCCGTGCTGAAGAAGGCTGGCAGGCAGTGATTGGCGAAGTCAAGGACACGCTGGTTGTGAAGTCAGGCATTACTCTGCTCGGTAACTTCACTTCGAACGTATCTCAGTTGATCTGGTTTGGTGTGCCATTGACTGACATCTGGAAACATCATCGTGTTGCATTGAAAGGTGTTACGGCGTATCGACGCGATAGCAAACGACTGGCACAGCTGGAAATGGCTATTCAGTTGGATAGTCTGCAAGGTCGGGACCGTAAAGAAGCTGAACGGGATATCATTCAGCTGAAAGACGCTCTGGCACGTAATCCTGTGCGTGAACTGGTTGAAGCTGGACTGATGCCAACTATCGTGGAGGATGTGAGCCAAGAAGATGACAAGTTCTCGTACAAGGGTCAGGCGACCAAGAAGATCGATGAGTTTGTCGGTAGTCTGAATCCAGTGGTGCTGCAAGCAGGTAAGTATCTGGTGATGGCTCAAGATACTCCGCTGTGCCAAGCTCTGGCTTATGGTACGCAAGTCTCTGACTTCCTTGCTCGTTATACGCTCCATCAACATCTGCTCACTCGTGAGAAGATGCCACTGAGTGGTGATAAGGCTATTCAGATGGTGAGTGATGCATTCGTGAACTACGATGTACCATCGCATCGCACTCTGCAATACGCTAATGACATGGGTCTGGTGTACTTCACCAAGTACTACCTGCGTATCCAGAAGGTGATCGCTATGCTGTATCAGCAGAACCCTGGACGTGCCATGATGTTGTTGACTGTAGGCCACTTCATCGACTTCCTGCCGATGTTGACCCACAGTGCAATGCTCGGTCGGATCGGTAATCCGTTCTCGATGGGTGCTTTCGAAGCCTTCGGAGCAATTGAAGAACTGCTCACTGTGAAGACTTTGATGACACCGTTCCGTGACTAAACATTGTTGACCATGAGGTACATGCTGGGAGGAACACTTCCTGGCATGTGCTGATATCCACGACGTTCAAGGAACGGGATCAGTCGTTCTTCAAGAATGCTTTCAACGAACACAGCATCGAATTCATTCTTCTTGGCTTCAGCTTCAGCTGTATTCAGCCACTCAGTGAAACGACCTTCACCACGATATTCATGGTGGACTTCGATATTGGCGACATCGAATGTTTGTTGAAAGCCAGTAGTACCAGGCAATCTACGGGATGCCTTACGTACATACACCCGGATGTATGGGTGATTGATCCATTGATTCGGTAAGTATCCCTGAATAAACTTATGGATCATGGTGGAATACGGAATGTGTACCATTGAAAGCTCCAATAGAAAAAGCCACCCGAAGGTGGCTTATGAATTTGGCAGGGAGTACAGGATTCGAACCTGTGATGTCGGGATCAAAACCCGATGCCTTAACCAGCTTGGCGAACTCCCGATTGATCTTGGTGGGCAGGGAAGGAATCGAACCTTCGGTGTTTCTGGTGTCACTGATTTACAGTCAGCTGGCTTCGCCGCTCGCCACACCTACCCGGAGAAAGGAATATACATTAGTAAGACAAAGAGTGCAAGATTCGAACTTGCGTACAGGGATCACGTATTGGCTTGCAGAGCCACGTCCTGCTTGTATCTGCGTCAGGTTTCAGGCCACTCACCCAACTCTTTGGTCCCTCGTTTCGTGAGGGTAACGGCTACAGGCATGCGACGACATGGAAACTGTAGCACCGTTCTCTGGGAGAGAATACTGATGGAGGATATGGGAATCGAACCCATGACAATGGCTTAGGAGTCCACCGCTCTACCTCTGAGCTAATCCCCCCTAATCTGACAGGACATTACGCCACGTCCATGTCCCCCTGAGTGCACGTCCGGCTTAACGCAATGCCCTGACAGATTAGTCCCCCGTAACGTGGGGGATACGTACTGCATCTACTTCCTGAGCCATTGAATGGTTTCGTGGAAGAGAAATCCTATCATAAACATCACACAGAGGATGCCACCAAGGACTGCGCCTGCGATGGCTATACCTACCAGTGCTGCTCCTACCATCAGGATCAGGAGTAGATAGGCAACTATCAGCATCGCTGATTAGTTGAAGATGCCACCAGTGGTAGCTGGTTTCGCATCGGCCTTGACCTGTTCGACTTCAGCCGCATCGGTATCGAGTGCTGGGTCTTCAGCCGGGATCAGCGGCTCGGTGCTGGCCGGGACTTCTGGCTTCACGTCAGGCGTTGGCGTATCAGCTGCCGTCAGTGGCAGGTTCACGACATCAGCCGACTTGACTGGATCGGCGTCACGGTCGGTATAGCCCGGCACTTCGACATCAGTCGAATCGGTGATCGACAGGTTGGCAACCAGTGCATTGGCACCACGACCCATGCTGAACTGAACGTTCAGGTTCTTGCCGGTCAGGTTGATGCCAATCTTTTCGCTCACGAATGCGCGAACTGCCGACTCGATTTCTGCGTGTTTCAGTTGGATGTCCATTTTCTTTTCTTTCATGTTGTTGCTGCCTATCGAATGAAGGTCAGCAGTTGTTGAAATTGCTGGCTTGCAATACCAGCGACAATTGCGCCAGTAGCATCAGCCATGTGTTCGGCTTTGCCTTCCACTACGGACTGCACGCCTTTCTCTGTCTTCATGGGCCACGGAGCAGTAGGGAACCGCTTCATTGCCCAGTCGATCACTTCCCGCTTGGTAGTCTTAGTCTTCTTGCCAACTGTAGCAGCTTTAACATCTGCTTCAGACAGTTCAAAGAAACTAATTTCCTGTGCACGTATGGCACCCAAGATACCAATACAGATTCCATATGAAGCCGCAGCACGAGCACTTTGGCTTCCATGGGGTACTTCAACAAACACGGCCTTGGCACCGGCCATGAATTGTGTTGCAGCTTTTGCCAACTGTTGTGCAGCTGACAGGTCTTTGCTGTTGTTGCGGACAGACTTGCCTTCCTCAATTACAGCTTGGATCACATCAAATTGAGTGATGTCCAACTGGCCGCTGTGGGGATAGTAAGTCCCTTTGGCCAGTCCCCAGTTGCGCAGTGATGGGTCCATACCCACCACTGTTATCGCATCAGTTTCCCGACGCGTCAGCATCAGTCTTGACCCAGTTCATTGCCAATGACTTCGGCCATGTCCGGTACTGGGGTTGTCGAAACGACGAATGGCAGCGATTCGATTTCCGCAATGGCTGCATTGAGTGCACCCTGGAAACCTTTCATGCCATCACCTTTCAGCTTGACCTTGGTTTCACTGCCATCGTTTTCGATGAGAGTGATCAGGGTGCCGAATGGGATTTCACGCAGATTGCGCAGACGGGCAAGCATACCTGCATGCCAGTGCGTAATCATGGCGGCGAACTGATCAACGCTTTGTACGTCAACCATTTCATCGATCATTGGTTGCAGTGGATGTTCTGCTGCTGTTTGATCTTGATCAGACATTGTTCGTCTCCTTAAAGAGAGCGTAGCCTTCCAGCACCCACAGTTGATCACGAGCTTTGGCGAATGCTTCTTTCTTCGCAAGATTGATGCCATAGGTGGCATCGAATGCTGCGGGATCGACACAAGCCGAATGCCCGGTGGCGACATAGAACTTATCGTCAAGGAACAGATGAACGAACGTGCTGGTCGTACCAGCAGGTTGGCTCACACGGGTAACCAGTCGCTGCATGAGCGAATCGATGCGTTCAGGTGTTACGCGAATATCAGTCATGAACTGCTTTCATTCAGAGATAAAAAACCACTCCCGAAGGAGTGGTACTGCTACTACAGCCAGCGATTGCTTAGTTGAACAACGAAGCCGTTGGCTTGCCACCAGCTGCTGCTGGCTTGCCTGCCGATGGAGCACCGGTTTTGGCTTTGCCGCCACCAGTTTTGTCGCGGACTTTGCCGGTGTTGGCTTTGTCCCACGTATCGAAGAACGATGCGACCACGGTGTCGTCCTGCTTCTTCGCCATGATTTCCGAAGTGGTCATCTTGTCGAATTGCTCGTGACCGCAGAAGAACTTGTCGATGTCGTTTTCGAAACGAGTGCCATCGACTGGATCGTACTGGCCGGTCGCTTCGTTCTTGGCGGTCTTCTGAACTTCTTGCTTGATCAGACCGACGTAGATGCGCTTACCCATCAGACCGGTTGCAACTTCCACCTTGGTAGGCACTTCACCTTTGGCTTCGTAGTTGTACAGCGCGATGGTCTTGGTTTCCGTTTCGACTTCGAACAATGGAACACCAGCGGTCAGCATCGCCAGCGAGTTCGCCATGTTGAAGCCAGGCAGGTAGAACTTCTCGCCGTCTTTTTCGTAGTAGTGCTTGTTGCCCTTGCTGTCACCACCGGTGACGTACATGGCTTGAGTGATTTCCTTGCCATCATCAGTTCCGATGGTCAGGAACAGGCCCAGTGCGCCGCTTTTGGACTTTTGCAGGTAGGCCAGATTGATGGTGCCGGGATAGATGCCGGAGTCGTAGACTGGCTTACCGCCGCCAACGGAATCCTTTTCTTCGCCTTTGACATCATCTTGTGGTTTGAGGTTGGAGAGTAGAGACATAGTGTTGCCTTTCAGATGGTTGTTTTACTTCGGGGGTGTTCAGCGAGACTCAACGAACGTTGAACCAAGCTGAACAGTTTAGTGCAGGGACTACGTGTGAGCAATCACTTACGCGTAGTATTCGTGCAGACGGTTGAGCAAGAACTGCACATTGTTGTCAATGAACGTCTCTTTGTCGTCCCACATGCCCATTGGACCACGCAGGCGCTCGCCCACAGTGTCTTTGGTCAGGTTGACTTGGAAGACGTGCTTGTAGCCCAATGCACGTTCACGATCAGTGATGATCAGCAGGGGATTCTCGTATACAGCCAAATCCTTGATTGCCATTTTCTTGGTGGCAACAACTTGGCTGAAGAACGATTCGATACCCTTACCTTTCAGTGCACCTTTGACTGGGACTTTCGTCTCCATGATCATGTCAGTTGCATTGTGTTCATCGACGGTGTGTGCCAAGAAGATGACGTTCTTGGACGACCGTGCAACGTACTGCTGCATCAGGTTCTGGAAGTACTGAGCATACGCTCCCCACTGCTGTTGGGTGTTGGCCGAACCGATGACGTGCACCGATTCGAACATATCCATCAGGTAGGTCTGCGTGTCGATCACGATGGTGTGATACTTGGATTGCTCTGGCTTCTCAGCCCAGTCAAACATTTCGTACAGCTGATACGGATCAGTGATGACGAACTGCTTGAACTTGGATTTGAATGGCAGCTTCTTGCCAGCTTCACAGTTGGCGTAAATGACACCTTCAGGTTCATCGAAGCCCATCAGCGAAGCCGATTTACCGGTTGCTGATTTGCCGACGATCATGATGAGGTTGTCATTGACTTGTTGTGTTTGAGCCATGGTTTCCTTTCGAGGATATTTTTAACAGTTCGCGGGAGCGAGCGGAGCCGCCTTATGCCCACTGATCTACAGCAGACTGAACTGCTTGTGCATCAGTCAGTGGACTGAAGACAGTGTTCTGATAGCTGGCCGACTTGAGGAACTTTCCTTTGGGTGCATCAGGCTGATCTTGAGCAGATTTTACGATCATAGTAGGGTACTGCCCTTCACTGTAAGTAAATGCTACCCCTTTGCTTTCATGCAAAGCAACTGTAGCTTCCCAATCAGCTTCGTCTTTGACGAAGCGAGTCATCACGCCTTTGATCACAGCATCCATATCGGCATACTGTTGATCAACGTCCAGGCCAAGACGTGACGATACGTTCTTGGCTGCCCAGATCACCAGACCGATACGAGTGACCGTTGAAGTCAGATTACGTTCAGCCACTGCTGCCATCAGATACTCGTATGAAGTGATCAGTGTTTGCATCGGATGAATGACTGACAGCATGCTTGGAATAGGTGCACCTGTACTGATGCTTTTAAGCACATCGTGTTCATAATCCATGTCATAGCCAATGAAATGCAAGCCACCGTAGGCGAACACACGGATGTCACACAGCGCATCACGAACTTCGATGACTGAACCGCTTGCAAGCGCATTGGCCAGTTCAATGATTTCGTCTTTGATGTTTCGCAGTTGAGCGGACAGACGTTCCCACAGTGGCTGGTCGTACACCACATCACGCAAGCCTGGAGCGCTTGACTTGCCGCGATAGTCATCTGGATTACCCTTCATATTATTGAAGGCTGTGTTCATTGCCGACACGAGCGCGAACTCGCTGACACGTTTGGTTTCTTGAGTCATGGTATTCCTTTACAGGGGGAGATGCGCCCCGAAGGGCGCGGTGGATATTACGGACGCTTGGCGATAGCGCCGGTCACGGTCTTCATGATGGTGCTGTACAACTCTGCTTCGTCCAGCTTGTCAGGCAACTTGTCGTTCAGTGCGAACAGACGTTGACGGACTTGCTCGATATCGAAGCCAGCATCCACGAAGATCATGGCGTAGCGCAACAGCATGTTATTGCGATTGCCGTCACCAATGCTCTTGATGGCCCAGCGTTCCAAGTTGTCCATGGACTGCTGATCTTGCAGGACACGTTTGCGTTCTTCATTCTTACTGGTTTTCGGAATGAAAGGCAGCACGTCCAGCAACTCACCTTCGCCGTACTCGAAGTGCATATCCCATGACATCCACTTGCGTGCACGTTGATGGGTCTGCTCATCGACTTCGAATGGAAGCCATTCGAATACGTTCTTCATGAACTCCTTGTAGTCCTTGGCGTCCAGCTTGAGCGTATAGTTCATCGGCAAGATGATACGGAAACGATTCTCTTCTTCCGTATGGCGCTTGGTCGTGTAGATCAGGTACTTGTACCCTTCCAACAACATCTTGGCAGTACTGATTGGCACAGTACCGTCCACATCAATGGTCAGCAGATTAAAGCCCTGGATTGCGTCCTCTTCTGCACGATGGCCATTGACCAAGTGGTGATTCACCCAGTTCATGCCATTGATCTGGGTCAGCTTGTGGAGCTTGTCCCATGGCGCGTACTCGTTGTTGTACCCTTCGGCCAGATCGTTGCTGTAGCTCACGATCATGCGATTGGTGTCCGTCACATCAAGCGACTCGCCACGCAGGAACTCGATACCATCAGAGAATGCTTTCTTGATGATGATGTTGTTCTTGTAGCCCCATGCCATTGCCAAATTCAGCATGTCACTTTTCTGGCTTGCACTGCCCTTGTAGAAAGGCAAGTCTTCAGTCAGATCAGCTTGGGTCACATCACGTTTCACGGACGCGAGATACTTGGCCAGCTTGACCCATGCACGGTCACGGGTAAGCAGCTTGTTGAAAGCCTCGCCCGATTCCTCTGCCAGTTTGATGGCGTTGTACACGTGGTCTTCAGTCACTTCCGGGGAGTCATCCACGAAAGCGTAGGCACCAGCAAGCTTGAGTGCCTTGAAGTAGCGATGTGAAATCTCCGCAGCTTTGATGGCTTCATGCTCTGGCAGGGAACGTGCAATCTTCTCGCAGTTCATCTTGTACTCGATGAGCGTGAGAGTAGTCTGCCGCGTCATCATCAGCTTCTTATTGAAGTGGCTGATGTCAGCCAGTTGTTCCAGCGTGTAAGCCAACTGTTCAAGGAACTCGTTGCTGTCACGATTGGTCAACTGATCGAGGACTTGCTCAGGTGTTTGTTCCACATCCTGATTGGACACACGGCTGTAGCCGAAGAAACACCGGCGTGCGAAGCCAGTCTCCAACATGGAGTACAGTTCTTCTTCAACCTTAGCACCATCCAGCAGTTTCGCTGGTGTACCGAACAGCAGCATGTTGGTCGGAGTACGGCCTTTGATTTCCTCGTTCCGTTTGCTGTCCGCTGTGTTCTTGATCAGCTTGACCTTGACATCACCAACGTCGAACAGTTCAAGGAACGTGTTGAGCACTTCTTGATTGGCGAGCAGGTTCGAACCAATCTCGTCAATCTGGAGGTTCATGGAACCAGAGTTGCCCATCAGCAGTTTGTGACGCAACTGCTTCACAGCTGGACTCGTACCTGAGTCAAAGCTGAAGACCAGTGAACCGAGTTCATCGAACTCTTTCTGGACTTTGATCAACTCATCTTCAGGGTCCGTGCCTTTACGAACAGCACGTTTATTGGCCAGCAATGGCAGGTTGTTCTCTGCCAAAGTTGGGTAGGTTTCTTCGAGGAACTTGTGACGGAATTTCTGGATCACTTGGTTTTCCAGAATGTTGGTCGAGTACCCTTTACCTGAACCAGACGTACCGAGGTTCAGTGCGTACAGGTTCACCGGGATGTTGCCACGTTCCATTGTGGTAATCTCGGTGCGCATCATGGATGCGATCAAAGCGAAGTAATACCCTGCTTGTACACGGAAGAACAGCGGGTTCGGATTCTGCGTCTTCTCTTGCAGAATGCTTACCAGCTTCTCCGTGGTCGGATGGTATTCCATCTCATCGAATGTTTTCATAGGGGGATGTTCCTACCTTAGAAGTTAAAGAACCAGTCGGCCTTGCTTGATCAGGTCGTCCTTCTGGGTGCACACTGGGAAAGCTGAACAGTACTTACATGCTTTGACTTGGCCAGTGACTTCCTTGACCAAACCTTGTCCCTTACCTTCATTGCTCATGTAGAGCAGGGCTGAGGCACGGTCTGGGAAGTTCTTGGTTGAGCGTTTGGTGGTATCACCGCTCTTGTAGTACTTGAAGACTGGATCACTTACCCACAGGTCTTCTTCTTGACACAGAGGCAACGTCGCTTCATCTGCGTCCATGTTGGCTTCAATTTCATTGAGCTTACGCTGAATGATACTATCCATCCGTGTTGGCGGGATCAACTCAAGCGTCTGAGCATGGAACCGTTGTTTTGGGTAGTTTGGATCAGCTGCGACTTGACTTGCACGCCAATCCATGAAGATATGGATGATCTTCATTGTAGGCTTGGTGATCAGTACAGGATCAAGCCACCAGTAAATACTGCCTTGCATGATCTGCTTGTCACTGTTGACTTGGTTCATGTACGACCAAACGGATGCTGACTTGAAGTCTTGGACTTCACCTTCAGCAACGAAGTCAAACTTACCAGTCACCGTCCACTTGCCAACCTTCTTGGTCAAACGTTGTTCCAGGTAGACTGGAATGATCGTTGGATCACGCTCCAAATCTTTCTTATCTGGATTGATGCGAACACGTTCGATCACGCGCTTTGGATAACCAAGTGCATCCATTGCACGTACGTGATTGGTTTCCCATGCACGTTGAATGGCGTCATGCATTGCAGCGCCAAGACGATTACTCATCTGTGCTGGAAGATCGACCAATGCTTGGGTGTTGTCCACTCGCATTGGCAGGATGATCTGACGCAATGGTTTCAACAGTGTGGTTGCACTGATGGTGAATGGTTCACTGTTGTAGTCGTAGTAGTCACTGGCCAGAAAGACCGCCAGTGAAAGCGGAACCTCCGACGAGTTTGTGTACTTCTGTGGCATAAAGCCTCCTTGGTAGTTCAGAACAGCGCCGGAGGGCGCACTTACATTACTTCATCAACTCAAGATACCGAGTTAATGTGTCACGAGCTTCACGTACGTCATCTCGGAATGTCTTACCGCCAGTACGGCTTCCGGGTACGAGTAGCTTTTTACGTGCGTGGATGATGCAGCCAGTTGGATCGTCTACAGGGAACATGAGGTTCACTGCATACGTATCAACTTCTTCCATTCCATTTGGAATTGGCTTGTAGTACTTGGGATACTTCTGTGACATGGGCATGTCAGTGTCACGGCGTGACGGTACTTCACTATCCTGCACAGGATGCAGGATGTGTTGTGCGCAACGAACTCCACCTTGAACAGCAGAAGACTTGCAGCCGGTATGCATACAAACGGACATTTGATTTCCTTGGGAGGGAATGAAGCCAGAATTAACTGGCTTCAGGTGGTAGGATTTACTTAAGCAGAACAGGATTCACATTCGTCTTTCACGATCACACCAACCATGGAGTAGGCGTAATACTGTGACAGACAATGTTTCGACAACAGTACCTTGGTCATGAGTCGTGCAAACTTTTCTTCGATGTCGTCTTCTTGACCACCGATGTAAAAGTTCAACGACTGACCTTGGCATGTATGTGGTTGACGGTGTTCATGCTGGCGCAGAAGAATCTCCTGATCCATTTCGAACCCGTTGAGGAACACCAGCTTCTCATGATCAGTCAACCAATCAACGTGTTGCACGCTGCCCAGATGGTTGATGATATCGGTGACAGTCTCTTTCGAGTAGACACCATACTTCTTCATGCGCTTGTGAATCTCTTGTGGGATACGACGCAGTTCACCTACCGATGAACCAGCTTCGTACACCATACCCGGATCAGGGAACCACGATTCCGATACACCACCCATGAGAACTGACGTGCTCTTGGTAGGTGCATAGGCGATGCGGTGAGTCATGGCTTCGCCACTACCCTTGCACCATTCAGGTTCTCCGAATTCCTGTGCAAGCCACTTCGATGCACGCAATGATTCATCATCCAGATGTTTCGCAATCTCACGATTGAGGAAACTGGCTTCCAGACCGATGAATGGAATGTCCTTCGATTGCAGGTAGGTATGCCAACCCATTGCGCTCAGGCCAACAGCTTGACCCATGATGGTGAAGTTACGTACCTTCTCCATACCTGGAACACCTTTCGACTTCTCGATGAACTCTTGAGTCAGGCACCACAGGAAGACGGTGGCAATGAATACTGCTTCACTGGTTTTGATGCGATCCCAATGCAGCAGATTCACCGAAGACAGAATGCACGAGAATGTGTATTCCTCGGACGAGTGCAACATGATTTCTGTACACAGATTCGATGCCTTGATGTACAGATCACGTTCGACGTAGCACTTCGGACGGTGACGATTGGCTTCATCAATCTTGAAGATGTAGCCTTTGCCAGTGACCAGCTTGACATACAGTGCTTTGGACCAACGACGATTGGCTTCCTTGTCGTCAGCAATCAGCTTCTCGATGAATGTATCGTGAATGATCCACCCATAGTTCTTGCCGTTGTTGTCTGCCAACAGTTGATCAATGGCTTCATCCCAATCAGGATGCTCGATGTCGAGATAAGCACCGATCGAACCACGACGATTACCGCCTTGGCTGATCTTGGCCGCAGTGGTGAAGAAGTCATTGATGACATCCACCGGACCATTGGCCACACCATTGCCATTGAACACCGAGCCACGTGGACGAATGTCACTGAAGTCTGCCGATGTACCGAAGGCTTGCTTACACAACAGTGCCATCTCATGCAGATTGCCGTAGAACGAATCCACGTTGTCGGCAACGTACTGACCCGAACACGAAACCATCATGCCCCGATTGGTGCCGGTGTTAGCCAGCACAGGTGATGCAGGTGACAGCACACCATCCCACATTTCTTGGAAGAACAGCTTCTCAAACTTTGCTGCATGCTTGCCAAGATGACGCGCCAAGGTTTTGGCAATCGTCTGATGGCGTCCACGCAACCAGTCTTCACCCGGTACAGCGTACTTCTTCTTGAACATCTGCCAACCCGGAGTGATGTACCACTCAGGCAGAGAGCCTTGGGCTTGCAGTTGCTTACGCTCATCACTGAGCAGTTCATACTCTTGCAAGAACTGATCAATGGATGGTTCGTTTTCAGGAACGATGTGGGTTTGAACGTTGGTTTGTGGTGTCATTTGACGAGTTCCTTCACGAAGACGAGCTTGTGCTTCTTGTAGTCCTTACGGTACTGAAGCTGGGTAGTAGCGAAGAAGTCAGAAATCTTCTTCGTGTTCAGCTGATCGTAGAACCAGCCGGAGATGGAACCAAGCTCACGCTGGAACACTTGACGCAGACCCAGACGCTTGGCGACTTCGTTGACACGATCCTGAAGGAAGTCGAGGACTTCTTGTTCAGTGACCACGCGATTGCCTGGAATCTCAAACATCTTACGAGTGATGCGAGCATCATGTGCGTAAGCATCTTCCAGCATCTTGACGATCTTCAGACGCAGAGCCGTCTCTTGTTCAGGTGTATGGTTTCCGGCAGCGATACGCTCTGCTTTGCACACATTGAACAGCTTGGCCGAAGCCAGCGAGTGGAAGTTCTCGTCCTTGGTGGAGCCATCAATACCCGACACAAAGTGTGGAATGAAGTTGAAGCCACGGACATTGAAACCCTTGAAGAAGCCAAGGATGCTGAACAGAGTTACACCTTCTTTGATTGCCAGAGCGGCAGTCACTTCAAGTGCATCATCGGAAGATACCATCTGTTCAGTGAAGGCAATCCGATCAGCAAGGACTGGATCGCTTTTCCAGCTGGAGTAAAACTCATCGGTATGGTTTCCCATGACCTTGTTACCGATGGCGTAGAACGGGGCATGACTACCCAGTTCGACATTGGCGAAACATGCCGCCATCCGTTGGATTTCTGGGCGAGGAAACATGCGAGCGATCTTGCCGCCCCACAGTTCATCACCGCCGATCATCAGTTCATACTGCGTGATGATGGCCTGAGCAACGAGAACACCATGGCGTTCTGCTTCGTTGAGGTTGACTTTGAAGTCATTCTCGTCTTCCTCGACCCCCAGTTCAGCAGCAGGCCAGAAGATGGCTTGCTGTTCGTCGGCTGCTTTGATAGCCCAATCGTAGCGTTCAACATAGGAGTCGGTGGGAGTTTCGATCTGACTGAGCGGGATTACTGGTTCCGTCATATTGATCTTTCTACATTTCCAGAGGGACAAAAAAAGAGCCAATGTGCCTCTGGACTGGCGGCACATGGCTCAAAACTTCTTCGGTGTCCAATGCTACATGGAAATCCGCATGGACTCAAAGAAATTTTCGCAAATCAGTATTCACCCTTGGTCAGTGCCGCCCAGCTGACCGGGTACAGCGGTGCAATGATTGCGTCAATCTGCTCGGCAATCATCTGGCTTTCCTTCTGAGCATGGCTGTCAGCCCGCTGGTTGTACAGATTGGCGAAGGCGTACAACGAACCGGTCAATGCCCAGTGTACTTCGACACCCTGTGGGAGTACGAAGCGTGCCTGTTCTGGAGCAATACCTGCTGCGATCATGGCATTGTAGAGATGAATTGCTTCACGGCAATGGCTGGTGTACGTACGTTTCCACGCATCACTATCAGGATGTGCGTCACCACTTCCTTGTTTTTTGTCGGCAGCAGCTGCACGGAACTCATCAGGTATGTACAGTACTGGTTCAATGCTGATGTACCGACGCGATTCCTCGGACTCGACCATGCCGATCTTGTGCTTGAACAGCTGTCGTGCGATGGCAACAGGTGCTTCCATACGCAGACTGATATGGGGATGGCCGAACGGAACCCAATGCTCAGGAATCTTGCGCATGTAAACGGCCAGATCGTGAGCAGCTTTACGTTGCTCGGCTTGAGAGTCGTTATTGATCACACCAGAGTGACCAATCATGATTATGTCTTCCAGCAGGGCTTCCCAGTCACCTGACTGCATACCACGAGCCAAGAACCGAATCAGGTTGTGGTTCTGAGCTTCAGTGAAGTTCTCTGCCAGCTTTGCGAAGGACAGACGTGCGAAGTTCGCTACGTCCATGTCTGTGAGGTAATGATTCTGGTATTCAACTTTCATGGGAGAAATTCCTTTAGAATGGGGGTTTAAGCGCAGGATTGCGCACTCACAACGGAGTTCTGTATGTCTTGTGACAATAATGTTTGTGGTGTAGGTGGTTGGGGAGGTCCGTTGCCGGGTGATCCTGACAACAACATCACGATCAATGCACGTACGGTGTTCAGTGGCATCAATGTGGTGTGGTCCTACCCTAATGTGAACGGTTTCGCCGTTGCGCATAGTATCTTGTATCGTGGGGTTAGTGCTGACTTCGCTAAGGCGATTGAGCTGGCTCGTGTAGGTAGCAGCATCTATCTTGACGCTTTGTCACCTACGCAACCAACCACGTATTACTACTGGGTACGTACCATCTCTATCAATGGCACGATCAATGATCCTATTGGTCCTGCTTCTGCCACAGCGATCCCTATTGGTGAGCAGACACTTGAGTCATTGACTGGCTTGATCGATGAAAGCATCTTGGCTCAAGCCCTCAAGACTCGAATTGATGGCATCACGTTAAACCATGATGCATTGGTCAAGGAAATCAAAGATCGTCTTGCCGCTAATGTGGCACTTCAGAATGCACTCACTGCTGTTCGTGGTGGTGTCGATGAGGCTTTAGCCTACATTCTGGATGAAACTACGAAACGTATTGATGCTGATGGCGCTATGGTCAATCGGATCAACGCTATTGCTGTTGGCTTGAATGACAATGCTGCTGCTATCGTTGAAGAGAAAACTGTTCGTGTCGGTAAAGATGATGCGATGGCAAAGCAAATCAGTACTCTGTTTGTTGAGACAGGTAAGAATGCAGCTGCGATCATCAATGAACAAGAAGTTCGTAGCGACCGCGACAGCGCGTTAGCGCGTGACGTGGTGTCTTTGTACGCTGAGACAAGTAACAATCGCTCTGCTATTTCAAATGAACGGAGTGCTCGTACCAGTGCTGATAGTGCGTTGGCTTTGGATATTAATCAACTATCCGTCAATGTAGGTAACAGCCTTGCTGCGGTCAATCAAACGACAAGTGCACTGAGTACACGTGTTGAAGCGGTTGCTACGTCAACAACTACGCTTGAGTCTCGACTGAACGGCAATATTGCAACAGTCGAACAGAATATGACCACCAAAGTCAACTCGTTGACTGGTGAAATTAATTCGATGTGGACTGCCAAGGTTCAAGTGAACAACTTGATTGGTGGTTTTGGTTTGGCAAATAACGGTCGTGTAGTCGATGCTGGCTTTGATGTAGATCGTTTCTGGGTAGGTCGTACAAGCGAGAATGCTGTAAAGCCATTCATCGTCAGTGGTGGTGCGGTCTATATTGATGATGCCCGTATTCGTAACGCGTCAATTGACACACTGAAGGTTGGTGGCAGTGCTATCACTGGCTTGAGTGTGGGTAACGGTGGCGGGGGTGTACCTGCCAGTGGTTCCAGTGTGCTGGCGTATGCTGGACTTTCTATGCCTTCAGGTAGCTCAGGTGTGGTCGTCAGTGCAACTGTCAGTATCTACTGTAGCGATAATGCATCGGCTACTCTGACCATCTATAAAGATGGCAACCCTATTGGTTCTACAGGGGTCTCGGTACTTGGTGGTTTTCATACCACTGCGTCATACACTGCACTGGATACCAATCCAAGCAATGGCTATGCAACGTACTCATTAGGCGTATCCAATCCGGGTAATGGTGTCCCTGGCGGCAACAAGAGTCTCTCTATTGCCAGTTGTACAATTGTAGCGAGTGGAGCTAAACGATGATCAGTTATGTCATGTTGGATGCTGCTGGTGTGGTACATCAGCACGGTCAATGTTCTGAAGCAGCCCATCTTCCACAAGTGGAAGGGATGACTGTAGAAATTGTAGAGGATGCAGATTCATTGATGGTTGTACCTCCTGAAACAACCTATCAAGACTTTCGTCGTATGGATTACCCTACTTTTGGGGATCAGCTGGATGCTTTGTGGCGTGTCATGAGCAAGACTGAAGCATTTGCTGCTGATCCTGAAGCCAAAGCAATGTTTGCACGCATCCAAGAAGTCAAACTTCAGTATCCAAAGTCAACAGAAGATAGTTGACTTCAGCCAAGTAATTCTGTCTATCAACAAGTGTTCTGGTTTAGAATGTCGATGCTGGCGGGAAACCGCCTCATCTTCTTCTAGCCGGAGCATGCATGACCCAACAACTACTCACACAAGTCGAGTTCCATTTCGTTGCACCTGATGGTGGGCCGGTTAAAAACACGGCTGTCACTATCCAACTGGCCAATGGTGGCTTTGACAAGGATGTTCCCGGCGTCATCATGCCACGGGAAATCATCCGAACGACTGACGCTGTGGGCAAGGTCATCGTTCCATTGCAGCCAAGTGAGACGGTGTACTACGTCACTGTCGAAGACAGCGAATCGTTTGCTGCTCTGTCGTACAAGTTCTATGTTCCTGTTCTGGACAATCCAACTGACATTGTTCGTCTGCAAGACATCATTGTTGATGCTGAGATGGGTCCGATCAGCTATGACCAAGCTGCTCTCCTGCTCATTCAAGAAGTCAAAGCCAACGTACTTGTACATCGTACCGCTGCTGAACGGGCAGCAGGTCAAAGCCAAGATGCACAGGTAGAAGCTGAATCGGCTCGTGATATGGCTCTGCGCACGATGACGATCACATCGGCTACGCCTCCACTTGATCCGCTGCCAAACCAAGAATGGATCGACAGTGACACCCTGATTAAGTACACATGGCTGGTCGGCACTGATGGCTTGTCGGGTGTATGGGCTGAGATTGGCACTGTGCTGGCAGTTGAGATGTCTCCGACACCGACTGATCCAGGTACTGATGTACCACCATTTGATCCTTCCAAACTTGAAACGATTGGCGAACTGTCGATCATCACTACTTCACTGCTCATCGAGAATGAAGGTGACGCCTATCGTATTCCCCTGAGTGCCGCTGGTATGACTGCTACTGAACTTCCAGTAGCCACTGTGTTACATCGTGAAGACTTCGTAGTAGTCACTCAAGATGGCATTGATAAGCGTGTCAGTCTGGCTTTGCTTGCTGATGCGCTGAATAAAATCTCCAACAACACCATTTAATAAGTGAATCTATGGCTAAATTGAATGACCCCCTCAAGAAAGACTTGTCGCCAGCGTTGACCAAGACTCAATGGTCTGCACTGTTCAAGTCTTTGATGAATCCGGGTGCTCGCATCCGGTGTTTTATTTCGCCCAATGCGAACTCGACTGATCCATCGCTGGATGGTACTGAGTTCCTGAACATTGGTACTGATGGTAACTTCGGCACGATTGGCGGTAACATCGTGGGCCTTGGCTTGCTGTCGGGTATTACTGTCCATAAGGCAGCTGATCTGACCGTCGGTAGTGCGTCGTTGCACATCGAAGGTAACGGCTATGTGGTCAAGTGCACGCTTGGTCTGTATGGCTCGAACAAAGAGTTCATGCTCAAAGCCAATCCAACTGGCTTGGCTAATGAAGGCTTTGCGTTCATGCTGGGTAGCGGCATCTTGGCTCCAATGTTCCTGCCTACCGGTATCGGCCCTGCTGCGCCTGCACCAACTGATGACACTGTGGTTGCTCTCCGTATGTTGGATGGGCGTAATCCAGCAGTTCGTACTGTCGTTGGCACGATGCCAGTAACTCAACGTGAACCGAACGTGGTTGCTGATCGTCTGTTCATCGCTCGTGAAATGGGTGATGTACGTAAGACACGTGTACCTGATGGTATGGGTATCGTCTTCGGTACTGGTGGTGAATGCTTCAAGTTCGGTGCTGTGTCACTGCTGCATAATGCTTCGGTCAATAGTGAAGCCAATGTCCCTCTGCAACAGATCGGGATCATGGCACAACCGCATAACCGTATCGCTTCGTGGCCTTTCAAGAAGGACTTCAACGTTGCTGATGACTGCTTGATTCCTTGGCCATTCAAGTTTGAACTGCTGCGTGCTGATGGTTCGGTTGTGGATGTGATCGAAAACTACGCTAGCCGTGATGCAAACAACACGCCGGGTAGCGGTAAGTTTATCAACTATCAGGGCCAGACCATGAATCCATGGGAAGGTCCATCGGAACCATTCTGGGCCTGTACTCAAATTCTGGGCTGGATGTCGCACATCCCTAAGACCAATACGCAGACTTCGCACTTGTTCCCAGGTGTTGAATCGGATGTGTTTAATCCGAAGCACACGATGGAGCACTTCTCGAATCAGCTGGTGTTCCCACCTATCACGAAGAATCAAACGTGGGATGGTCTGAGTGTGTGGCGTGCTTCACCTAAATGGCCACGTAAGATGGGTACTGGCTTTGACACGACTGCACCTGAAACTGGTCTGCCGTTCATCTTCAAAGCAGATTCAACCAGTCAAGTCATTGGTTATGGCTGGCAGCCAGGTGGTGATGCACAGCACACCATGTACATGGCTCCGGGCGGTCAACGTCCTGATCGTTCATACAAAGGTAATACTTTGCACGCATGGACGACTTACCCTGAAGGTAAGCGTGTTCATGGCAATGTTCCATACAAGGAGTTGATGTTCAACTTCCTGATGGGTTATTGGGGCCATGGTGTTCACCTGTTTACCAACGTTGAACGTGGTACGGGTATCTCGAAGCGCCGTATTCTGAACAATGAAATCTGCTACGCGGATAACTACTACCGTGGTAGCAATGAGAATCACGTTCCTGACATCGAGAACAGTGCTGTTCGTCTGTTCAGTGCAACCAACGGTAATGACTTGGGTGTACTCGATAAGAAGGGCCGTTCGATGAACAACGAATACGCTCGTGACTATCAGCACAATCAAAGCAATAGCTCGTGTGGTGCATACCTCATGAACTCGTGCCTGCACATGCTGGAAGCCACTCATTTCTTCACGGGTAACGTTCTGTGCACTTCGTGGTTGCTTGGTGTTGACTTCGACAAAGACGATTTCATGACTCGTCAGTTTGTCTGGTATTGGGGTCAGTTCACTGACATGTGGCTCAGTGCAAACAACGATGTGAATTGCATCTCGTCTGCTGAACTGGAAAACATGTGGCAAATCCACATTGAGAAGGTGTATGACGAAATCATGCCACTGTACCAATCTGGTACTGACGTGTACTCGCGTACTCTGCGTGGTATGGGCATTGGTTCGTACTACATGGGTGCTGGTGAAGGTCGTACTGCTTTGCGTTTGTGGTCGGATTCGAAGTCGGGCTACATGGGTCAAGTTCTGGCACTGATGAAGCAGACTGGTGCATGGGACATGCTGCGTGCTAAGTCGGACAAGTGCCGTGCTGTGCTCGATCTGATTATTGAATGCTGTCATAAGCTGACCGTTGACTTCTTCATGGATTGCAATGGTCGCTTTGACCAGATTCCACGTGATCTGTCTTGGGACAATGGTTTTGAACCTGAAGGTGACCTGACTTGGGATCGTTATTCGCCTCCAAGTAATGGCGCTGACTGGATTCGTCAGGAAGGTGGCAACATCAAGGCTACTGGTGCTCGTGGAACGATTGATGTCACCAGTACGATGCATGCTCGTGCACAGATGCTGTTCATTCTGGATACGTTCTTCCCTGAGAAACCATATCCACGCATGGCAGATGCTAAAGCAAAAGTACGTAAGTTCTACGCCGATATTGACGCTAATCAGAAAGCTGGTGGTGACACCTGGGCTTACTACTACGTAATGTTTGGTATCTATAAAGCTCCTGCCCGTGTTGGCGCAGTCATCTAAGGAACAATATGTCTAAAATTATTCTTGACTACTCCACTGAAGCACAATTCCGTGCTGCGGTGGCAAGTGCTCCCAAGAATCTGGTGGAGCGTGGTGACACGCTCGAACTTGTACAAACCAAGGCTGAGATTTTCTTCGACGCCCCGGTTGTACTGACTGGTTTCACGACTGGTCCGAGTAACGGCATTCTCATGAGCTGTGCTCTGAATGCCTCTTATGTGGAGAATCCAGATGTATTGACCCTGCCTTTTGCTTACTCAGCTACGGCAGGCGCTGCATGGCGTATCCATGGTTCAACTCGTCCGCCAATGCTGACGATTGATGTGCCTTATGTGACCATGAAAGGTATGCAGTTGCAGCAGGCAGCAGGCGATACGCAGCGTCTGTTGCAACTGAATGGTACGGCGAATGATTTTGTTTCTCTGCATTCGATATTTGATTCGCATGGTCAACTGGCTTATTGCTGGCCTGTTAGTATCGATGCTCCGAACGTCAAATTCATGAGTTCGTTGATCATTCATCGTTCGAACCGTGAGAACGCCATTTACATGAATGGTTTCAATGCGGAGTTTGAGAATTGCACTATTGTTCGTCCTACGAACTTCAACACTGTTGGCGCTGCATTCCAAATGGTTCGTGGCGGTGCAAAGATTCAAAACTGTGTCGGTACTGGTTTTTATTCTTTGACTGACACCCAGTATGCTACTGGTGATAACAACGCTTGTGATGGTTCGATTCAGTTTGGTAATAACAAGCTTGAAAACATCTCTGTTCCCAATACTTGGGTAAGCAGCCTCAATGACTTCCGTACGAAGGCTGGCGCATCTATCATTGATAGCGGTGCTGTACCTTCAAGCAAGAACGTTGCTGCTCCAAGTGGTGTTCGTCAGCAAGGTACTGCTGCTGACCGTGGTGCATGGGAATACCCAAGCACCTTGGTTGCACCTACTGCCACTGTGACTGGTGTTCAAGTTGCTGGTCGTAAGGTCACTATAACTGGTACTACCACTGGTACGCCTACGTCTGGTGTCATTACCATGACTAAGGAAGCTGTTGATAATAATAGTGCTGTTGCTCAAGGTCCAAAGAACTTGGTCTTTGGTGCTGGTACGTTCAGCTGTGAATTCACTGATGCAATGTATGGTGCATACAACCTCAAGTTGAGTGTGTCGAATGCTGCATACACTGTCAATGGTACGAATCCTGTTGGTTCGTTCTTGGTGGAAGGTCCAAAGGCAAGCAACATTGTTCAGACTCTGGACGGCCAGCGTTATCGCATCAATGCTGTAACTACTGGCAATCCAACTGCCGGTACGGTGCTGCTTCCTGCGGATAAAACCAATCCAGATGGTGCGACTGATCGTCTGATGAATCTGGTGATCACTGCAAATGCCTGTTCTCTGGAGGAATTCATCCCAGTGGCAGGTAACTATGGTCCCGGTATTCTCACGCTGTCTAATGCTGGTGGTACGAGTCTGCCACAGCCGGGTACTTCGGCTATCTCCATCAAAGGTATCAGTGGTAATCCACAGATTCCTGACATGGAGCAAGTTGTTGTGCCAAAGGTCACTGCTGTTGATGTGACCCCTGCTGTTGGCACGATTGAAGCTGAAGGCACTATTCAACTGAATGCTTCGGTGGTTGGTGAAAACTATCCGGGTCAAGCTGTTGCATGGTCCACACCAAAGGGTACGGTCAGTTCGAACGGCCTGTTCAAAGGTCACGCTCCGACTGTTGATGAAGTAGTTGTGGTTACGGCTACCAGCATTGCTGATCCAAGCTTCTCGGATACGGCTGTAATCAAGGTCAAAGCCAAGGTGGTTGTGGTTGTTCCTGACCCTGATCCAGAACCAGAAGACCCTGATCCAACTGATCCTGAAGTTCCAGTGGTTGTGAAAGCAACCAAAGCAACCATCGAGATGATTTCGCCTGAAGGTGTGACTCAAGCCAATCTCACTGGTTTGTCTGTGTCGTTCTTCGATCAGACTGACATTGGCGATCTGCTGGCTCCAGTAGCTCGTACCAAAGTTGGTTCGACCAACGCACAAGGTCAACTGGTGATGAACATCACTGGTACGAATCTGGTGCCGGGTCAGAGCGGTCGGATTGTTGTTGGGAAAGGTACTAAAGCCTTCACCGGTATCGTGGTGGTGTCGTAATGCTTGCGGTGTTTGCTCAACAACTGTCAGGTGCTTATGCCGTGTTCCGGCAGCAGTATCAGACAGTTGCAGCAAACACCCATGCGCTGTTCTCAGAACAGTTCATGGGTCAATTTGCTGTATTCCGTGATCAATACACTCTACCAGTCATTCCACCCACAAAGACATGGGGTGTGTTCAGTGATCAGAACATCGGCAAGCTTGCGATCTTCCGTGATCAGTACTGGACAAATGATGGTGAGGTTCCTGTCCCTGGACCAACTAAACTTTCCATAAGGATGCTTTCCTCTGGTAAAGTTCGTCTTATCAATGGCCGTATCCAACTCTGTCAGACATAAACTATGTATAAATTTCCAATCAATCCCGTAGTGGGACAAGAACATGCAGAGGGCCAGAAGTCATGGAAATGGAACGGCTCTGCATGGGACATTATTGCCGTACCAAATGTACAGGTTGAGGCGACTAAACTCGCTGCTCAACAAGCTCAAGCGGCTGCTGTTGCCGCTCAAGAAAGTCGTGATCATGCTACGGCCTCGAAGAATGCTGCCAAAGCAAGTGAACTGGCTTCGGCCAGTGCCAAGGGTAACGCTGAGGGATCAGCTGTATCTGCCAATACCAGCAAGATCGCTGCTGAAGCATCTCAGGTAGCGGCTGCAAATTCCGCTGCTCTGGCCACTGCTGAAAAGTTAGTAGCCACTAACAAGGCTACTGCTGCTGCGGCTTCTGCTGCTTTGGCTGAAACGCATAAGAATGCCACGGCTGTATCTGAAGCTACTGCTCTGGCATTGTCAAAAGCGGCTGCTGAAAGTGCTCTGTTGTCTGGTGATCGGGCTGCTGCTTCGGGTGTTCAAGCTGCTGCTTCACTGGCTTCTGCTAATTTGGCTGTCGCTTATGCCACCAAGTTTGATGGCCCTGTTGCCAATGGACTGTATTCGGCACGGTACTACGCCAATGAAGCCAAGCGATATGTGGATACGCTGATCGTTGGTCAGGTGCAAGCTGACTGGGCTGAGACTGATTCGTCTATCAAGTCGTTCATTCAGAACAAGCCAGTGATTCCTTCGAATACGAATCAACTGACTAATGGTGCTGCTTACATCACCTTGGCTCAGTCTCGTGCTGGATTCAGTGTCACTGGCGGTACTTATGACGCAACTACTGGCAAGTTGACAATTCCAGCTGGCCCTGTATTGGCTCCTGTAGCTACCACTGGTTCATATGGTGACCTGACGGGTAAACCATCTATCCCATCTAAAACCAGTGAACTGACCAATGATGCTGGCTTCCTGAAGTCTGCTGATATTGTTAGTGGTGTGTCGTCTGTTGCTGGCCGTTCTGGTGCTGTGACGTTGACTAAGGCAGATGTGAATCTGACCAACGTTGATAACACATCGGATGTAAACAAACCAATCAGTGGTGCTACTCAGTCTGCTCTGAACAACAAAGCACCTGTGAATAGTCCAGCATTCACTGGCACTGTAACTGGTGTCACTGCTGCCATGGTTGGCTTGGGTAACGTCGATAACAAATCTAGTGCCACTATCCGTGGTGAAATCACAAGCCAGAACGTTAAGACTGCTCTTGGATACACCCCTATTGGTCAAGGTGGTGGTCCTAATCAACTGGACAACACTATCAAGATTGGTTGGTCCACTGATGGCAAACTGCGTCTGGTAGTTGATGCTACTGACTTCGGTCCTGAATGGCCAATGGACATTCAAGGTTCGGCACGTACGTTTGCAAGTCGCTTGCCTGCCTACTACCTTGATGCAGCTAACCACACTGGCATTCTGAGTGTGGACAAAGGCGGTACTGGCGTGAACTCTTTGGCTTCACTCAAGAGTGCACTGACGATTAACAACGTCAACAACACCACTGACTTGAATAAGCCAGTCAGTACTGCGCAACAGACTGCTATCAATGCTGCTCAGAATGCAGCACAAGGATATGCAGACAATGCTGCCAGTGCTGTACGCAACGAACTGACAACCACTATCAATGCATTTCCAAAGGTGACTCTGGACGATTTGCATGCCCTGATGCTTTGCTTCTAAACCAAGGATAATTTAATGTCTAAACTGAATACCGCTCCATTCCCACAGAATCCACGTGCAGGTGCTGCCGTGTGTACTCTGGCTTGCACGTTCACGACTACACCTACCAATGTTGTGCCATTGGGTACTATCGGTGCTGATGATGGTGTACTGACCCGTCTGGAAGCAATTCCACTGGGTTCGAACAGTGCAATGAACATTTTGCTGTTTGCTGAATTCCCAGGCAAGTCAGAGAAGTTCCTGATTGCTGTCAAGAGTGCTCCTGCTGCATCGATCAGTGCAAGTGCAACCAATTGGACACCTTATCGTTTCGATATGTCTGAATTGAACACTCGTCGTCTTCCTAAAGGTACGAATCTGTACGTTGGCATCACGGTAGCCTTCCCTGCTGGTATGGTTATCACCGGTGAATGGTCGGACTATTGATATGAAAATCCTTGGTGCCAACCCTTTAATGGCGGAAGCATCAGCATTTCCAGCTTGGCGAGGGATTCAATCATTCCCTCGCAAGCAGTTTGCTGCGGCAGGGTACGTTAACAACATAAACAAGCGTGACTTGATCACTACAGGCTTTAGTCAGGACACTTTGTGGCGTGCACCCTACAATGTTTCAATGATTGAGACATTAAGTGGCCATGGTGGACCGGGAAAGCCTGGAAGTAGCTCTCCAGCTTGGTATTATAGTCGTCAAGAGATTGCGTATAAGGATGGTTCTGTCACGAACGAGTATGACTTCACGTATAACGAAGGAAATGCTCCAGCCGATAGTTGTGTCTACTACGATAGCTCTAACTCAAGCAGTACGATTGTTCGAGTGTGTACGTTCTACACTCAAGTGCCTGCAACTGTGACTAATGCTGAATACGGTGGAGATGCATCTGCTTTTGGGTACACATTTGGTGGTGGATATGGTTACGGCCAACCTCCATTGATTTTGATGGATGTACCGTTCTCAATTGTTCCAGGTGAGGTATATCAAATCCGTGTTCCTTCAGGTGGCTTACTTTACTTTACATACTACCAATAATGAAATATTACAAAATTGAGGATGGTAAGGCACTGGATGTTCCAGTGCCACATGAGATTGATGGGTTCAGCCGGGAAGACTTGGCTGACCTGTCGTTCCTCCCCGATGAACTTGGCTTAAAGGATGCTGTCTGGTGGCCTGCTGTTGAGATGGAACAAACACTTGCTGTCGATGAAAAGTTGACAGATGTGTTGATTCTGATTCTTGATAACGAGAACAAACAAGTTGAAGTACGCCGAGCAATACGCTCGTGGACTCCTGAAGAAGTCAAAGCGTACCTTGAACTGTACATTGAAGGAATCAACAAAGCGGTTGCGAACGCGACCGCAAAAGCTACCCAATTCGCTCTTGAATACACTCGTCGGGAAGCTCAAGCACGTGCCTACGTCGCTGAAGTATGGGCGCTTCCTGAAGGTGCTGAACTGCCTGAAGCCCCACGGCTGATCGCAAACTTTGCTAAGAGTGCTGGCTTGAATGAATTTGAAGCTGCAAAGCTGACAATCCAACAGGCTGATGCACTATATGAAAAGCAAGACTGTTTGGCTGATCTGCGTATGCGTAAGTATGAAATGCTTCGTGCACCTGATCTGTCGAGCGCCCTCAACATCGCTGCTGACATCAATAAAAAGATCGAAGCCATCGCAATCACTATTAACTAATATATGTCTACTTTCCGCGCTTATTTCTACAAAGGTACTCGTCCCGGCACTGCCGGTATCTACAACCGTCTGGTACGTGCACGTGGTGACGGCAACTATAGCCATGTGGAGCTTGGCTTCAGCAATGGTGTCGCTGCTTCGTCTTCGTTTGAAGACAAAGGTACTCGCTTCAAGACCATCGACTTCTCAGACGGCAATTGGGACTACATTGATCTGCCAGCTGCCTGGGAACCATTTGCATACAAGTGGTTCAACCAAGCTGTGAAGATCAATCGTGGCTATGATCTGATGGGCAACGTTCACATTGCTCTTGGCTTCGTACCGAACAGTAAAGACAAGTTCTTCTGTTCGGAAGCTGTGGGGGCTGCACTGCGTATTGATGAAGCATTCCGTCTGGAACCGAACGCTCTCTATGTTGTACTGAAGCGCATGGTGTCGGTCTACAACGAAGCAAAGGAACAATAATTCCACTTTGTTCGTAATAAAGCCGGGAAGAAACGCTTCTTCCCGGTAATCTTTCTTGAAATCAAGGTAAAATCACGGGCATTACTCCTACAAGGATTTGCTCATGAAACCAAGTTACCTGCTCCGTAGTTCGCAACATCTTCCCAATTGGCCTGAACAAGTATGACCAACATTTTTAAATGTGGCGTACTCATGCGTGTCTACATCCTCTACACAGCAGGGATGTATTCAATTGGTCAACTGTTCTATCCAGATACAGTCATGTATCGGATAGCACACTCTGATGAAATCTCCCAGATGGCGGCTGTAGCTTTAGGCATCTGCGCTGTACTTGGCTTCATTGACTTGATGATCAATGACCTACTCCCCGATTCATTCATCCTCAAGCGAGCGTTGAAGGACCGACATCTTGTAATGATGTTCATTCCGATCTGCTACGCAATCCAGATGTACACAGTGGTCAAGAACTTCGATCCGCACATCATTCTCTTCTTCTACGGTGCACACGTTGTACTGACCCCGCTATCAGTCATCTCTGATCTTCGTACGCGATACAAATTCAAGGCCGTTCAATGAAAAATGCATTCAATCAGCTGTACTGGACAGCCCTTACTATCTTGTGTGTCCTGTGGCCTGTGTCTGCTTACGCAGCACAGCTTTCGTTTGACCAAGAACTTGCACAAGTTCCTCTGCTCTCTCTCCTGATGACTCTGGTGCTGTCAACCCTGATGGGTGCGACTTCCCTGCTGCATGCAATGCGTCATGAGTACATCAAAAACAATGGTGTGATCCACCAACTGTGGTTGTTCGTTTCTAGCCGTATGCTTGGTTCCAATTCAGCTGGTTTGCTGGTGTTCTTTGGTCCAGATGTACCTTACAAAGCCGGTTGTATTATGCTGGCTGCGTTTCTGGGAACTGTGTTCCTGGAAAAACTGTCCAAGAAGTACATGGACACACAATAACTACTCCTGAAAGATACAAGATGCAAGTTACTAAGCAACAACTGCAAAAGATCATGGCTACAGCTGGTCCAGCTGTGATCGATCACTTTCTGCCACATCTCAATGCTGCGATGGCAGAGTTCAAGATCAACTCTATCAATGCTGTGGCACACTTCCTGGCTCAACTGAGTCATGAGACAGGTTGTCTGCATACTCTGTCTGAAGACCTGTACTACAAGACTCCTGAACGTCTGATGGCTGTATGGCCATCACGTTTCAAGACTGTTCTGTCTGCGCTGCCCTACGTCCGTAATAGCGAAGCTCTGGCGAACTTCGTGTATGCAGGACGTATGGGTAATGGAACATCTGAGTCTGGTGACGGGTTCCGTTATCGGGGCGCTGGTGCATTTCAATTAACTGGTAAAGCCAATCACATGCGATGTGCTGACTACTTCAATGTGCAGCCATCTAAGGTAGGTGACTGGCTTCGCAGTCCTGAAGGTGCTATGCGTTCTGCTGCGTGGTTCTTTGCCACATCTGGTGCGTTGGTACAGGCGGAACTGGGGAAATTGGACAAGGTATCTGACATTATCAATCTCGGAAAGATGACTGATAAAATTGGGGACGCGATTGGGTACACTCATCGGTATCAACTGACCGAAAAGGTACTCAATGTCTTGAAGGGAGGGTAATTCAAATGCTGACTGCTAATTCATTGTTTGGTGCGCAACTCTACAAGGTAAAGTGGAAGTTGATCTGCATGAAGCTCCTGTTCATCGTAGTTGCAAGCATGATGTCTTCGACCTAACGGATAAAAAATAGTTGACGCGCTTGCTCTGAGCCAATATTATTAACTCAGAGCAACGCACTTCTAACCGAAAGGCAGGTGACCATATCTCGAACTAAGCCCCTTAATTGGGGCTTTTTTCGTTTAGCCGACATGTGCAGCATAGACATGTCCATTGGACACAGCTGCACTCACACGATCCATGCGGGAATCAGCTGTGATCATGCATGGACGACCGTCGATCTTGGTGTAACGTAGGGCGAAGCCAGCCGCAACACACAATGCATGTGCGTCTTCGGTGGACTTGCCCAGTACATCTTGCATCAGGCGTTCGCCATCTGCACGAAGCTGTTGGTACTTATCCATCGTTGTCTCCGTTAATGAATGGATGCCGATAGCGAGTCTTCACTTGCTTCGGCGGGATTGGTGGCGCATCGAAGTCGATTCCGAAGCGCAGAGCCATACTTCTGGCTCTGGCTTCATCTTCTTCCTCGAATGCGCTGAGGTTGTCGTCCTCAGCGTATTCTCCTGGCATGATTACTTATCCTTCTTGATATGTTGCATGATGGAAGCTTCCTGAGCCATGTCAACACCCAAGGCATGCCATGCTTTACGTGACTGTTGCTTGATCTTGACGATCCGTTGAGCAATGTCTGCGTTCATATGGCCCAGTGCCAGCAGTTGATGGATACGCTCACGTGGTGAAGAACCGATCTTGTTAGTGATCAAATCCACTGCTTTGCTATTGCTGACAGGCACTTTAGCTGGCACCTTCTTGCCCTTGTTAGGGCTTGGCTTAGCCGATGCTTTCAGTGGTTCACCCTTGACTGTACGAACTGGACGCGCTTTCACCACTGGCTTGGTCTTGCCAGTTGGATCAGGAATGCCGAGTTTTTCCCAGCTGGTTTTCGATTGCTTTTTGAAGGCAATCAGAGCGGCCAGTGCAGCGTCCTTATGAGCTGGTTTTGCATTGACCCATTCAACATGCAAGCCATGTGCGATATCTTTACGGCTTGGAGCCGCTTTGACTTCTTCAATGACTGCACGTGGATCGATCTTCGGCACATCAACAGACTGCGCCTTATCAGGCATGGCTTCAGCCTTTTGCAGCACTGGCTTGATCTGGTTTTCCAGTTCTTCCATTACTGGAGTCTGGACTGCTGGATCAGCAGGTTGCATGGCTTCGATGGCAGCTTCTACGACGTTCGTTTCAGCTGTCAAGGCTTTCACCTTGATACCACTACCCCGCTGACCAGTGATCTGGACTTCGTGGGTACGGCCAATGTGATCACCTGTCAGTGCCTTAGCCAGCAATTTCTTGCCTGCTTCGGTGCCAGTGATAGGGCGGTTGGATTTCAGGTTGCTGTACTGTTCGGCAGTCAGTTCAGCAATGATGTGGTAGCCACAGACACGCATCTTGTTGGAGTCGTATTCTGGGACTGCAATCACATCTTCTGGAGCCAGCTTTGCCAGCACACAGACATCACCACCGAAGCCATGGATGTAGCCACGGCGAGCCACATGCAGGCCGTTGCTGCATTCGTTGCGACGGTTGTGATCGACCAGTTTTGGGTCCATGTGTACGAAGGCACCAACCCATTGTGGTACGTTCTGCGAGTGGCAGTCCACATAGGTCGCATCCTGATAATGCTCCAGTGCTTTGTGGTCTTTGTACGTTTTCCGCAACACCTTGTAGATGACGATGGAACCGTCATCAGCAATTGGCAGATCACCACGCTCCATGAACTTGAGCAAGTCTTCGACCGAGTGGCCACGTTGATCGATGATGGCACCCAGACGCTTCAGGAAGTTCTCAACGCCCACAGATGAACCGAGCTTGTGAGCACGGGCAAACTGTGACTTGATCTTTTCCATGCCTGGAACCACTTTGCCGTCAACCACAGCAATGATGGTGTCTGGCGCTTTATAGGCGTCAGCATCTTCACGCCCATTGGTTTGGCCAGTAGGATCAATGATGTCCCGCTGTTTATCCACCGATTTCTCGTTGAATGCAGCAGATGAAACAGGTACAGCATGTTTCATGATTTCATCGACCACGTTCAGTGCCTTCTGGGTATCAGCAGGTACTTGTGGAGTGATGACCGCGTTGGTTACCTGTTCAACAGGCGATGCAGGCACTTGGCCAACATAAGTCGGCTCCACCGGCTCTTTATCCATACCAACCAGCTCTTTGAGCTTCTGCTTGGCGATACGGAAGAACTTGACCAACCCATTCGACTTCTCTTCGAATTTGGCCCAGTCATTGTCACCTGGCTTGTCGATCCAGATGTCCGCCCATGAAGTGCCATTAGGGAGGGCATTGGCCTTCAGTTGAGGAATGGCTTCATCGAGAATACGACGCAGGCGTTCATCACCTTGTTCGATCACGATGGTAGTGCCATCCGGTTTGTAGAATGTAGCACGCGCGGTATCCACCACAACAGCTACGATACGAGTTTTATCATTCATGATATTTCCTTTTATTTAAGGGCGAAAGCCAACAGATCGAGGGCTTCTTTTACTTCGGGGGAATCAGGTTCCGATTCATTGAGTACTTTTGATAAGACATCAGTATCAATTAACCGGACCAACTGATTGTGTTTAAGCTTTGCGATGACAACATCGTTCGCTTGATCCAATGGGATCGTATTTAACTGATCTTTAGCTGCATTCATTGTAGGGGATGCATTGTAATGACGAGTACGCTGCCAATAACTATTCCAAAGTTGAAGCATCAAATCTTCTTCTTTAGTCATGTTATTGACCAAACCAAACTTGGCACGCAATACAGGAGAAGCGTAAATAGCATGAAGGATATTAGTATCTACTCCAGCCGCTATAAGTCGATCTGGTGAGAAAGCGTAGTACTCTTTGAAATTCGGATTGTTAGTCACGAAATCAATAAGCTTGTTTATCACATACGTATGCAACGAATCAGCACCTTTTTTAAAGTACTTTGCTGCTCTCGCAATGTTGTTGGTAATGGCCCCTTTTTCACCAAAAAGACTCACAATAATACGTGATTCCTTACGATCCCACGTTCCCAGAGAGTGATGAATTTCTTTTTGTCCCGTAGATGCAACAAGAACGAACTCTGGGTTATCGATGTGTGGAATACTATCTTTCAACAGATTGCACACATTAAGGTTATGAGTGGGTTCCCGCATAACACAATCTAGCCGTGGCAAGCCAACAATAGGTGCTTTACGAGCCGCAACTGCTCTAGGAGCAGCTACTGCTTCCCATGATTGCTTGATGGTAAGGTCCACTACAACCAAGCCACTGTTCTTGAACCATTCGAGTTCGAATTCACGTACAGCCTTTTTCATGCTGATGCGATAGAACAGCACGCCGCCTTCACCAGCTTCTTTTATTACTGGATGCCGACGAATACGCTCTTTCAAGTTCCCAAGAGTGGCACTGAGAACGATGATTTTACGCATATACGGCAATGCGTTGAACAGATTGGCAGGTCGTGCACTTGTTGCTGCCACTAATGGCAGAGTATCGTTATAGTGACTTGATGGGGCATTACGATCCGCTGGGTCATAGACATACAGACTCTTTGGATTCATGCCGACTTTAGTTTTCGGGTGCACTCCATTTATAGCAAGTTTCACCAGCAATGGGGCAATTACCTTACGCTGAAGCCATTCATGATGTTTACTCGTAAATTCATACACATCAGTTATCGTATTGAGTTCACGAATGAACGTCTGGACCAATCCACGATCCAGCATCTTGGCTTCAACCATCTTATTCAGACGGTAGGTGATGTCGTTCTTACGGAACTCAGGATCACTTGGATAGGCTCCATACAAAAACTCTTCAGCCATGGCCTTCAGGGAAGTAATACGATCTTGAACCGTGTTTACTCCATAAAAAGGCAATTCCATACGGGGTGTTAGCAGAACATTGCTAAGATTTTCATCAATAGCACCATCAATGACATTATGAGCAATTTCTTCACATAGATCAGTGAAATTGCTATTAATCTCATTGAGGAATCCCTTAAACAACCCTTTAAGGGTATTCAGGGTGTGTTCTTGCATCGACAATTCTTCACGACTTGGAGTCACCGAAATACTGTGTGGTGGTGCCTGGAAGATGATGAAGTAACCATATTTCTGGTTACGAATTGAATTCAGATGATTGACGATCTGAGTGTATTCGCTTGCAATCCCTTCGACTGAATCGACCGGATAGATCACATTACCGTAACGGATCATGATCCGACCTTGATTTTCAACCACCACATGATTACGAAGAATCATGTAATTGGCTTTATCAGTGTCGAAATTGATCGTTGGGAGTTTTTCACCATTGAGCGTCATGTTCATATCGCCATTGCTGGCAATGCGACGAATCAATTCTGCAAAACGGTAGTAATCCGCACCTTTTGCAATGTTGATCGTGACAGTCAAACCAGTGTCTTCAGGGTCTGCGACTGGGAAAGCGGCAATTGGTACGATGCCTGGCTTGCCCATGACCTGTGCACTGGACTTGGACAAGTTGTAAATGGTGCGTGTCCCTGCATGGGATGACTGTACTTCGAAGTGATCGGTATAAGCGAATGGCGCTTTGCAACCGAGTCCGAAGCCACCAGTCTGCTTGCCATCATTCTTCTTGGTGGAGTTGCCATAGGTGCCGTAGATCGGACCCATGTCATCGTTATGGATGCCCTTGCCGAAATCACGGATGACCATACGATCAACGTCAAGCGTGATTTCGACTGGCTTGTGTGTACAGCCTGCGTCGATATGGGCATCCCATGCATTGCACAGCACTTCACGGATGACTGCCAGTTTCTGGTCTTTATACAGGGAACTGGACAGCATGTTGAAGAACTCGGCGCTGTTGCTGATACCGAATTCAACTGCTTGGCCACCGCCAATAACGGCGTGGGTGACGTGATCTTTCTCGTGTGCTACTTGCATGGGATACCTCGCTTGGATACAGGTTAGGGGGTTATGTCCTTATCCGTATGGGAAAGGATCAGTTTTGGTGGACTCGACGGTCACACTCGAAGGGGGAGCCGGAGGCTCCATGGAATATCCGGGGATATCATCAGCACTGACGAATACCCATGCACGAACCCAGACACCATCAGGTACTTGATCGAATTGCATAGGGTTATCAACATCAGCGTCTATACCAATTACTTCATTATGGTGAATACGGGTTGCAGTTTCAAAAACTGCTTCACGTTGTTGTTGAGTAAGCATCATTTTTCCTTTGGTTTGAGATACTCAGCCATACCTTCCTTACAAACCTTGATGATAGTGGCTTGGTCAGCATTGTTCGGCAGAGTGATTGAGTTAGACCAGTTTGGCCAGAATATGTCGAGTGCAGCACCCAGCTTGACAGACTCATGCTGGATTTCAGGCAGTTCCTGCCATTGCATAGACTTGATCAGTTCACGATTAGCCCATTCCACCACTTCAGGATCATCTTTGAGGATCATGTAGATGGCGTCATGGATTAATGCAACTGGGAGGATGTCGTAGCGATACTTGGAGTTCCACACCTTCATCCAGAAGTCCACAGCAGCACGGTTATTCAACAGACCATATGACTGACCCAATGCGTTACCTGCGGTACGTCCTTCAGCAGCCGCCTCACGAGGCATTTTAGGGCCGTGCCAGAGCACTTGTTGAATCAGGGGAGTACGGACACGCAAACCGAATGCAACGGTCACGTAGCCGTCCCTGTTGGCTTGCTTGAGCTTGTTTGCGACGTACTCATCCGAGACGACATACAACTTGTGATAGTTGGCTTCGATAGGCTTGGATTTCTCTTCGCTCCATCCCAAGTTCTTCATCATGCCGTGGTAAGTACCGCCGTATGTCAGAAGGAACGTTGGTGCTTTCGACCACTGTCGTGTTGGATGTTCTTTGCCAGTTGTAGGCAGCTTCTTCAACTGATTGACCGACTTGGGATCGTTCAAGTCAATGAAGATGTTTTCGGCTTCTAATTCTTTTTGGAAGTAATAAGCAGCACGTAACGAGTGACCATCAAAGCCATCGGTGTATACCTTGAGCTTATTTGGGTCTTTCGTTGTAAGTGCACTGATCATGTCCTCCAATGAATTGAAGTCAGCACCAGCAAATAGCCAACCAGTAGGAGCCATGAAGCACTCTTTGATGAGTTTGGCGAAGATGGACTTGGCAGGAATGTTTTGCAGATTCGGATCAGATGAACTGAGCCGACCTGATACTGTGCCACCAATATTGAATGAGCCGTGAAGCCAGACAATACCATCAGGTGCTTTCTCGATTGCTCGTTTGAAAGCAGGGATGAAGGTGGACAGAATGGTGCTGACCTGACTGATCTTGATAAGGTCTTCGATCAGTTCCTTATTGGCTTGTCCCACAGGGTGATCAAGCAACTTAGCTAGTGTCTTCTCACCAGTAGCAGGCTGACGGGTATCGGTCAGATCAATGACAGGAAAACCCATCATCTCATAGAGCAACGTCTGAAGCTGTTGTGGACTACCCGGATTGAACTCATGCTGTTTGAACTCAGCACGGTCCTTGTACTTGATCTTGTCAGGATTTACGGCTTTACTCTTACGAAGCTGGTAGTCTTTCTCCCATTTCTGATCAGTCTTCCACTCTTCGTATTCAGCAATCTTAGGATGCGCCATGACACGAACAGTGGCCTCATCATTGATTGCCTGAAGTTTGCCTTCAATCTCGTAGATTTTGGCCTTGTTCATTGGCATGCCAGTCAACTCGATCTGTGTGATCAAGCGTTGGCTTTGCAGCATCAGTCCAAGGTACAGTTCCTCTTGTTGGTCCTTGACCATGATCGGATAGTATTTCTCCTTCACATACATGGTGGACAACGCATCAACAAGGTTGTACTGCAACAGCTGAGGTAATGGAACCAGTCGAATATCCTTGATTTCTTCAACTGCCCAGTTACCTGCAAATTCCTGTGCCAGATGTTTCAAACCGAGGATGTTACCGGCTGTTGAGTTGGTGGCGAGGTATGCAATGATCTTGGTGTCATCCATACGCTCGGTCATGATGGCAAGACCATCAAGCAAGCCACGTGTATCCAGCAGGTTCTCCATCCACAGGGTGTAGATGATGACTTTCACGTCATAACCTGCGTTATGCCAGATGATTCGACCCTTGTAGTTCGTAAAGAACCACTTGAGCAAGGCACGAACTTCGTGATTGACTACATACTGGCCGTACTGCGTACCTTTCTCAAATTGGGTTTGATCAACATCGTTCTCCTTGTAGTCACAAGCGAATGCAAGGCCACGATGCTTATCCACTGCAAATGAAATGGTGGCGATACCTGCTTCATTGTAACGTAACGAGTACGCTTCAATGTCGGCTGAGAGTTCGGGGTACTCCATCAGCCCTTCAAGTGCATTCTTGATGTCTTCAAGTGTCTTGGGATACAGAGCTTTATGGATGATGCCTTCACCTGGAGGTTGATACCCTCCTTTGATGTGGGACACCAGTGCATGAAGCGTGTTGTTCAGCTTGGCTTGCAAGTCTGGATTGAATACAAGCTGCTGATAGTTGACTCCGAACACAACATTCATGTGTTCGTAGCCTTTGATCTTGCACTGCATGACGTAACCGACATGAGGATCGGCTTTCGTCTCTTTCACCAACAACTTGAAGTAGTTGGCATCAGTGCAATAGATATGTTTGACGCCCAGTTCCTTGAGCGTGGGGAGCAAGTCATCCAAGTATTCCTTGGCATGCTTGACTGACACCTTCTTGGCGTCGTATGACAGGGTGTAGGCGAGGATGTCCGGGGCATGGATACCCATGCGAGCCATTGGCTTGACATAGTTCTCAGACAACGAGTGTTTGTCGAATGCGCTGGCCTTCATCAGCAATGCAATCGGATACGACTCTGCCTCACCAAAGGTGTGGTAATACATGGACATGGGACTTCCTTACAGGAGAAGGTTGAGGGCCAGACGATTACGAATGAGTTCGTAACCCTTTTGATGCTTGGCTTTGAATGCAGCCATTTTCTCAGGAGTAAGGGTAGTTGACCAGTCAGAACAGACGATTGCCTGTGAGACTACAGGGGTCAACGCTCCTGGGAGCAGGAGCAGGTAGTCCCCCGGATACTGACTGAAAGCCAGGACACTGCTGAGATAGTTGGCTGCAATGCTTCGCTCATAGGCCAATGGATGGCCGAATTCAGCCTCCATATGAATGGCTTGGGAAACCAATGAGGGATGCAGTCGTTGACGTACTGGTGGCCCTTCTGTGCCGTCTACGCTGTAGAACTGACCGTTGTATGCAAACGACAAATGTGTGTAGCCCATTATTTCGAAGTTCTGGACTGCCAGTTTATTGACTTCTTCAGCGTGGATTTTCTCCATCTTGGTAAAGAGGGCTGTCATTACAGCCTTGTGGATAGCCCACTTATACCGGTCATCTCGCTTTTGCATCTTTGCCATGTTTAGCTCCTATTCGGAGCGCATACGGCCCCAGTTTTCAAACCACTGACGATCACCAGCCGGATAAAGAGCGTCGAATCGTGTCGTGGTATCTGTATATTGAATCTTTGCAGCAAATGGAGTGCCATTTATGATTGCTTCGTAAAGCTGGCTTCCTTTGGCTGCAAAGGTCTTTTGATGTTGAACACCGTTCATTCGTTTTTCCCCCATGCTTCGCAGATGAGGGCAACACAAATGACGATAGCAACACAAATCCAGAATGTATCGCTCATGCTAAATCTCCAGTAAGAATGACTTCGTAACGCGCACGTGAGATACCCACATACAACATGCGAGCAATCAGATTGCCCATGTTGCACTTGCCAATGTCATCGAGGTCGATGTACACCTTTCCATATGTGGACCCTTGTGCCTTGAAGACGGTCTGTGCAAAGACTGCACGGAAGTCTGCCCAGTTAACTACTTCATTGGCTTGTTGGAATTCACCATTAGCACGAAGACGGGATTCAACTTTCGCTTTGCTTTTGCGTTCCTGTGGATGGAAGACACGAGTGGATTTGTTTACAGTCATCCAGTTACCAGTGACACCATAGAGTTCGACTGGGGGTTCAATCTCCGTGATCAATACAGTTTCATCTGTTTTGATTGGTGTCTTACCTGTGCTCAGGATGTAGCTGTTATTGTCCACGTAGTCGCCTACACGCATCTGTGGATCACCTTTGATCAGCGAACGGACATGGTTGTTATACTGGATCACCACGTCATTGGTCCATGCAAGGATTTTGGAATCCTTGTAGGTCCAATCAGGCCGAGTAAACTCGACTTCGATTGCTTCAAGGAACTTGTCACGTGGAAGCCATTTAACGAAGTGACCATCGACAGTGATCTTTTCAGGCCACTTACCGGTGGTGACAGTGTGTCGAAACTCATGCGCCAGTTCGGTAATTGGATTGGCTTGAGGTACGCCATTTACCATCTGACGCATTGTCTCTTCCAGTCCGACTTCCTTGAAGCCAGCTGCGAATACTGGTGCATTCGAAGACTTAGGCATCAGCAATTGATCAGGATCACCAATGAAGACGATCTTGCAATTGACTGCTTGCTGTAAGACCAACATCAGGGTGCGTGGATTGAGATAACTGGCTTCATCTACGAAGATGAGATAGCCATACTTCTTACCATTCTCCATGGCAACAAGCTGTTTATGGCCGCTCTCATAGTCTTGGTGCAGACGTAAACCAAGGAATGAATGCACTGTCGTGACTTCAGTCCCAGTCAACTGGGAGAAGTTATCTGCTGCCTTGTGAGTGGTAGCCGTCAGCTGGATCGGCATCGGAGAGAATTCAGAATCGATGAGCCTGGCTGCTTGGTAATATTTGGGGAGGTCTTTCAGCAGAGTGTCGATCAACGTGCTCTTACCTGTTCCTGAGTGACCGCGAATGACGAAGTACTTCTCATTCGGATCAAACAGGAACTGTACGAATTCATTGATTGCATTCTGCTGGCCAGCATTCATGACCAGTTCAGGTGTTTGGTTCACGTTACTTCCTTTTCTTTGTATCGAAGTGGATGCTGCGACCAAACAATGGTTTCCACTTCGGGTTATCGTTGATCAGCCATAAGATGCGCTGTTTGAATGATTGTCGTGGCCACATGAATCCACCATCAGTAAACACCATAGCTAGTTGAGGCTTAGTCTTCTCCATATGTTCGAGAATACAGCCGATATGTGTACCACCACGTCCATGGAACTTCACACGTGAAAGCTCTTTCAAGCTCGTTACAGTATCGTCATGTTGAATTTGGGTATCGAACTGAACAATTCGAACCCGTTTGAGATTGAACTGCTTTAGCGCACCTACAATCTCAGAGACGAATATGTTGAATTGGGCTGGTTGCACTGACTCGGATATGTCCACATAGAATGTGGCATGAGTTGGTCCCTGCACAGTTGAACTTGGCAGATGATACGTTGGGAAGAAACGACGATTAGGTCGCATCCATGAATATCCTGTCTTAACGGTTTCATGAATCTCTCGCTGCAATATTGTCTGCCATGGGAGTTTTGGATTGAGTAACTTATCAAGAAACAACTCAATTTCTCCCGGCAACTCACCAGCCCCTTGTGTCATCTTGGCTTGCATTGCTGCGCGTACAATCAGGTCTTCAATATGTTTCTTGGTTTCCTGTTGAGTCTTATTGACTGGTTCACGAATATCTTCCATTGGATTTTGTGGAAGATCATCCTGTTCTTCAAACAAGATGTCATAGACTTCTTCTGTACTCATTCCTGTGAAGCGAGGATCAGCTAATCGGAATGAGGGCAGTTCAAAGCCCCGTGCAAGCAAATACAGATTGATGACATGATCTGCTGCTTGGTTCCAGATACTCATGATCTTACCAAGTGCTCGTCCCATGTGATCATAGGCAACATGACTTGCTTCATGGATATATACACCTACACGCTGTTTCTCTGGCATGGCAAGGAAGAATTGAGGATTGAATCCCATATCAAATCCATTAGTCCATGCTGTGGGGCAATCTTCGTCCCAATAGAATTTCAAACTCAGTGCGATGGTGGTGAAGAACGTTACTTCAGGATTGGACATGAGTCCAATCTTCATTCGGTCAAGAAGTGGTTGCAGCTGTTTTGGATCGTAGGTAGGGGTGGTCATAGTAGCCTCAAAAAGATGTCCGGGTCAGGACGGCGCACGAAGGGCGCATCATCCCATGAGGTAATAAAAAAAGCCTGTTCTCAATTAAGAGAACAGGCTTTGTAAGAGGGTTGGCACGTTAGTGCGGCACAAGCTCAGAAGGCTGGTGGAACAAGTAGATGTATCCTGGCAACAGATTGCCATTCACATCCTTGGCTTCACGTTCACTCACTGGTGTGAATGCAGCCTGATCAGGATCGTATTTGAAGATACCTGCTGGTGGTGTATGTGCGACAGTTGGCGCTGTCTTGTCGAGGACTACTCGGGCTTTACGTACAAGCTCACGAGTGTCTCCTTGATCGTATTCGAACACTGCGTGATCGAGTAACGACATGAGTACACTACGTAAGCTATTGATTGGATGGGTATGCATGATGTCCTCTTGATCTGTTTACTGGAATATAACATTATTCCAGTACAGGTCAAGGCTATTTGTGTGGAGGGAGTATGTACAACAACATCATGCAAGGAATGAATAGGTTCACCATTGCATTCAGTCTCCCTTGCATCATTGCCACTGCAAACAGACAAGTCAGTAACAGCAACACAAGGTAACCTAGTATTGCTGCTAGGACTTTAACCATTCGACCCGTCCATGTGTCAGTGTGCAAAGCTCCTTCATCGAGTTCTGCATCACGTAGCCGACGACCTCGTAGCCACGTGCCTCTAACTGAGTGCGCTTCGTTTCAGTCACGCGTGTGGTGCTGGCCTGCTCCTGCGCTGGTTGATGCACGACTCGCCGCCATTCGCCACGCTCGCCATAATTCATGCGGGCGTCTGCTTCTTCGTCGGTGTCAACGTCGAGCGCAACCCATTCAAGTGGCATGCCATTCTCATGGCGCGGCCGTTGTTCGTACTTGGCCGCTGGCACTGTCGGCGCTGGCTGGTTGGCGCGCTCCAACTCTCCAGACGCTTGGCCCAGCAGCGTGCACAGAATGCCACGCACGTATTCGTCTGGCTCTTCGAAAGCGTCGGCGTGGCCCAGCGCCTTCATCAAGCGGCGCACTCGGGTCATCTCATCGGCATCTAGCGGCGCTGGCTGGTTGGCGAGGGCGGCGCGCAGGTCGGCAGCATTGATGACGACGATCATACTGTTGGACATGGAGCCGGGGTTATCGCTGCCGTCGCCCTGCCAGTACCAGACATCACCCGTATCCTTTGCGTGCCGCATTTGAAGTTCGTTCTTCATGACAGCGATGCGGTGGTTCAGGCAGTCGATTTCGGCCATCAGGCCCGGATGGTCGAGATTCCGCTCGCTATCGTTGGATTGTTCCACCTTAGTTTTACTCCATGGGGCATAGTCATCATCAAGCTGATCCCCTCCAAACATTCCAGGCATGGTGTTCTCCTTGTGTAATTGATTTAATCAGGTGTCACAGTTGTAATGATCGAAATCATATAAGCCACACCAGCAATCTTATGCTGATGTTTAGGATCAAATGATTTCATGTGAGCCATGAGGAAACGCATCAGTTTTGGACTGAGCATGAATCCTTCATTGAAACTGACATTGCCTGGTGGTAATGGTTCACCGCAGAAGAACGAATCGGCCATCTTGATATAGATGGATGCATTCGCATTGCTGTAGTGTTCTTTGAATTCTTGTGGAATGGTTTCCCATGGCGGCAGACAACGAGTCGTACCCCATACGAATTCCAGATCAGTGGTGGCTTCGATATCCGCTTGAGTAAGCGACCATGGTTTTTCTTCTTGAGCTACTGGAGCTGGTTCTGCTTTTTTGCGAGACATGATTTTCCTTTGTGGTTGGCGTGATAGGGCATAAGGCTACCACGCCTTTGGCTTACTTCAGATCGACGTTCAGCATGCCTTTGAAATCGACGGGGATGACGACAGCTTTGACTTTGCCATCACGCACGCCTTCAGCGATCATCAGGTTGGCTTGCGCTGCCATGTAACCAGTGGCACCGGAGTTTGCATTGAGCGTGGCAATACGCTTGGCTTCCTGTTCGGCCTTCTGTACTTCCACAGCCGACTGTTTCAGCTCGTTCTGTGCACGTACCAGATTATTGGCCGACAGTGTGATGGATGCCGGTGGAGTTGCATTGCGCAACAACACCTGTGTCACTAATACAACAGTGCCGAGCTTTTCTTTGGCCAGTTCGTCCTTCATGCTTGCCAAGATTTCAGCTTCGAGTTGACTGCGCTCGACGTTGATCTTGAGAGCTTCGTACTTGGGGACGACCTTGTACACCGCATTGCGAGCTACCGTGAACAGGTAGTTCTGCATCAGCAGCACTTCGTTGTCGTCGTTCTTGCCATGGAACGACTTGGCCTTGTTGTTGAACAGGTCGCTGACCGACGATGGATCGATGTTGTAGACGACCGTGAGGTCAACATCATCCATGGTGACGGTTTCGGCGGTCTGTGGCCGCAGGTCTTTCACTTCCGTGCTGATTTCACGGATGGGGAACTTCAGCACATCACCGATGATGGTCTGATTGACCGAACCCGCAGCGAGTTCGCCGGGTTCGATGGTCTTGTTCCAGTTTTGGCGCAGGCCGACTTCACCTTGTGCGACACGGGTGCAGCCCACACTGGCGAGGGTGACGGCTGCTGCCATCAAAGCGATGCTGATGAGACGAATACGGCGGGATGTTTGCATGTGATACTCCTTTGAGGTAATAAAAAATGCCCTGAGACGAATCTCAGGGCATTTTGATTGGCAAGATGCCGGTTGATGAAACTTAGACGCCTTTGACGCCGACCTTGTTGGCGAACTTGCCGACGCGATCACCGGCTTCCGAGGCGCCAGCTGCAATGTAATCTTGCAGCAGGCCGTCGATGGTTGGTACAACCGTCTTGGCTTCCGAACGCTCACGCAGCAGCGTGATCTGTGCACGCATGGTCTTGGCCGCTTCGGTCAGGGCTTCCGCGCTGATCTTTTCGACTTTCGAACCCACTGGTTGCAGGCGCAGTTGCGACAGCTTGGCGCGCTTGACGACTTCAGCGATCACGGCTGGGATCGTACCGTCCAGTGCGACGCCAACGCCGGACAGATCGGTATCTGCATCGATTGCCGAACCGCCGTACAGACGCACCAGCTTTTCGACTGCTGCTGCATCTGGT